AGTCGTCGGGGTTAGTCGTCGGGGTTAGTCGTCGGGGTTAGTCGTCGGGGTTAGTCGTCGGGGTTAGTCGTCGGGGTTAGTCGTCGGGGTTAGTCGTCGGGGTTAGTCGTCGGGGTTAGTCGTCGGGGTTAGTCGTCGGGCATAGGCCAGAAACTCAACCATATCCGGTCCGATACCGAATGACCAAACTCTCCCTCCTTCGGTTCCTTCGGTTCCTTCGGTTCCTTCGGTTCCTTCGGTGGCGTTTTTGGACGCAGGTCTTTCGCTTTCGTCACCTCCTCAACTTTCGGTACACCCTCTTTCACTTTTTGTACATTCACAAACTCGCAATCCCGAAAGAAAATATCGTGGAAAATCGTGGTGTACACAATCGCCAGGTACAAACTCAATGTGACCGCATCTACTTGAAAATAGAGCAACAAACTGGCCGCGGACAAGATGAAAAATCGTTTCCAGAAGGTGACGTGGAATAAACTCCAGAATCCCTCGCACCGTATACTAAATGAACGAGGGCGAAACAAAACGTATACAGACATCAACAATGCAATGCCCATGAGCGAGCCGATCACGTACGTCATGATCCCAAATTCCGGTAAGGATTCGATCGTGTCCACTGGGTCCGTTGGTTCGTTGTCGGGGTCAGCAGTAGGATCCGATTCATCATAAATGCCATAGAGGTTCATTTTTATTTTCTCCTCTGAAAAATAAAAGTAAATCTTCAAGTGATGATGCAACAACCTCGACCCTATCGGTATCGGTACCCCAATCGTCCCCCACCACGCGCACCCCGATCCTTTTTCGGGGATTGGGGTTTTTGGATCCAAATTGCCATTTTGTTCATCGTCATGAGCATGCTATTGTCACGGTCCGCCACCACGACCCCTACCACACCAACCCCTATTACGCCGACTTCAGGATCAGGATCGCCGGGTGGCGAGATTCCCAGCACAACCGGAACGACCGGTAGTACGTTGGTTTCCCAGACCGCGGAAGACCCCGAACGACGTCTAGGCTTTTTATACCGATGGTTTCCGTTTCCAGATAAAACCAATCTACTGTTTTGGGCAAGTACTCCATATGACGATGACGATGATCGTAATAACACCACCACCACGGGGTCTACAGCCGTCAGTACTGATACGGAAAGTACATTTTGGAGTAGGCTTTGGGCAGTTTGGGATTTTTTCTGGAATGCGAGGATTTACAGAAAACCAAGGCCCTCTTCATCTCCTGAAGATGTAGCTAACAAAAGAAGTCCTCCTAGATCGTGAGGTGATTGTTTCAAGATGAACACGTAATGTGTTTTTTTTATTCAAATAGGAATAAATGACCGCGAACGAAGAACCACTGGATTCGGAAGAACAACAACACCAACCACTGGATTTGCTCGAAAAGTACGATCGTCCGATTGTGTCTATCCCCATGAGCGCTACAGCAATCGGGATTATCATTGCGTTCTGGGTGGTCCATATCGTATTGAGTCGTATCGTGAGTCGTAAATACGGTACGAACAAAGTCAGTCTGATATTCATGGGTTTAGGTACGGTACTGATGTTTCACAACTTTAGAGACACTGACAGCGACGGATATCTTTGGGGAGCACGATTCTTACAATTAGGATTCGGTATATTTCTTTTTTCTCTTTTGCCTCTTTTGCTTGCATCATTTTTCGGTGGTGGCGCCGCCGACCAGCAACCTCCTCGATACGGCGACTACGGCGTTCGAGAACCTTCCCGATCCCGATCTCGGTCCGTATCTCGAATGCGCGAATCCCGGGGACCGGCCTCGTTGATACAATCTCGTTGACACAATCTCGTTGACACAATACGGATTTTTTTTGTCCTCAAAGAGATAAAAAAATGACCTTACTTTGGATTGTCGTCGTAACGTTTGTCAGTGTCGTGGCAATCATGCTAGTGTATCACCAAACCACCAAACGCAAAAGTGACCACGAACCTTTCACTACCGTCTCTACTGGAGCGAATCCCAAACAAATCCAGTTATTGCTCCGAGGAGCGTCCCATTGGGCGATTACCGCCGAACGGAATCCCAATCGTCAAGAAGCCTTGCGTCAATCTAGTTATGCGATGGGTTATTTGTACGCTCTCCAAGACCTCGCGCCTGTCGAAGAGCTAGATCGACACATTGATTTTCCTGATTTCCGCAAACGCGTTACAGATATCCACGACCAATTGGTTCGACAACAATAAATTGATTCATGCTCAACGTCAGACTGGACTGGTTGTTGAATGATGTGGGGTCCAGCGCTCTTTTCCGCATTTCTCACCATGGTGTACGCATACCTCTTTTGTAGCTCGTCGCGGTCGACACTCGAGGAACATCATCTGGGATTGTTGCGAGAGATCCGGTCCGATATCCGACGCGCATCCGAACCGATGTTACGGTGTACTTATTGGTTGGAACATCAACCGCACTGGACCTCGACCACGACTCCGCTGGTACAAGCCTCATGGGACGAGACGCTTGATTGGTGCGCGTGGATTGAAAAGCTATTAGAAATAAAATGACCGTCTACACTCACACACGTGTGTGTAGGCTGAAAAGTTAGATGATCCCGTCCATATGTCGATAATGTTCTTTGTTGTACTCGAAATTTTCTGGTGGCACTTTGCACGCGGGATCATTGGGTTTGTAATAACAGAAACCTGTACATCTCGGGTGTCCTTGTTTGAAATACCCTTGTTGTCTCGGTTTTTTGTGCGGATGACTCTCTCGGCAACAATTCGGACAACCGTCTCCTCTTCGGTCGTAACATTGCCGATTTGTACAAGGCGGTGGTGGTGGTGGCGGCGGCGGTGGCGGTGGTTTTGATTTTTTTTGACCCATTCGTATTTATTTTCTCTTTTTTTTTTTCAATTCAGCAAAAATGATAATTTGTGCGTGTGTGTGTGTGTGTGTTCAATTGGTGGATTGCGGTAGTCACACGAAAACTACGAACTATGAAGGTCGCGTTGGTGATTTTCTCTTCGGGAACTAGGTTGTTATTGGCGACTGCCGCTAATGCCTTCGAGACACAACGTACGCGACGATGCCCAGTACAACCAAAATCGCCACGACGATCCCCACTCCCACCCACAACCACTTTGACAAACCGGATCTTGGTGATTCCGAGGAATTAGCGGTTGGTGTATTCGCATTCGCACGCATAGATGAAAATAACGTAGCGGGTTTCAAACCCAATTGGGTCATCAGATCGGCATAGGCCGTCGCAAAGTCACCCGACGGTGGACGTACGAAGTGCGTCAAGTCGGTGATGACGTGACCGCACTTTTAGAGTTTCGGATAATTGCAGACATACGTGTGTTTATTTTAAAGTTCTTTCAAGGATGCAATGTGCCGAAACGCGTTGGAGACTTTCTCTTCGGGAACCAGGAGGTTATCCATCCCCTCAACGTTGAACACTCGATACCGCAAATTCAGGGACAAGGTTTTCCAGACTGGACTTTGCTTGAACTCCTCCCGTTTTTCACCCCAGATTTCGATTTGGATAATTGGTCGATTGTCTCGAATCAGTCCCAACGCTCCAGCAAGAACGGCAAGCTCGTGACCTTCGACGTCGATTTTGACGAAGGAGACACGCCCTTTCATCCAGGGTCGCATCGAATCCAGCGTGACCATGGGAATGTGAACCGGGTTTTTCGTCTGATTCGACAATTCCGTATTGCCGTAATTGGTGTCGCTTTTGGTTGGATCGTAATCCTTATCGGGTAAAGGTGTGGATCCAATTTCTTGTCCCACGGCCACATTGAACGCCAACGTGTCTTTCAGACGATTGAGCTGAATATTGTTCCGTAAGATGTTGTAGTGCACGGGCATCATCTCAAAGGCGAGGATTTGATTGTTTCGGTCCAATTGATGCATGAGAATGGTATGGCTACCGATGTAGGCTCCGCAGTCAATGATCACGGTATTGGGTTCGATGAAAGGTTCGAAGGCGGTTTTGAACAATCCTTCCTCCCAAACTTTGCCGTCTAAAATGTGCTTGCACACTAGATCTCCATTCGCAAAGCACTGGATTTTGCCGTACACAGGATGATCGATGGTCTCCAGTTTCAGGTCAATAAAGGGGTCATAGGTATCGTTCTTCTTTCGGAGAAGAACGAACAAAACGAGGCCAAACAAGACCAGGATTGCGATTAATACACTCACGGAATTCATCATTGTTTATTTGTTGTTTGTCGAATAAAATTTCAAAGAGAATTAGTTGAGCCACAAAAACAGTGGACCAGCGATTGCTGCGATAAAGCACCACATTGTTGCCACGCCGCCTTTGGCGAAAAACAGATACGCAAACGCAAAGCTCGCGGCGAAAACCCCCCAGGCCATAAGCGCAGTCTGGATAGGGCGCATATACACCAACGCGAGGACCATGGCGAGATAAAAGATCCATTTGTAAAAATCGGTTTGGAATCCCCATTTGAGATGTCCACAGTCCGAAGCGGGGAAACTGGGTGTGAAACGAGGAAGGCGGAACAATTGGACCACACCAACCAACAAACTCAACGAACCGATCACCAAGGGTACAGGATCGCGATATTCCGCGTATATTCCCAGACCGATGGCAAACGCGTGACTGTACAGCGCAAAATACGCCAGGTACGTCGCAGTGAAGTTGAGCGTCCCACCGGCTTGGTCAAGCCACATAAGGGCTTCCCAGAGTTGAATGGACGAATAAAACAGTAATAGCATACCTAACGAGTAGTCGTTGGGGTGACCGCGCCGCATGAGCACGATGGAACAGACGAAGGCGATCGCCCAGGTCGCAAAGGATACTTGAAAACTCCAGCACATTCGAATTCTTTATTGTAACCGTGAAAACTACAACAAATGTATGCACCACACGATTCCGCCATCACCACGTACTCGGACTCAACCGTTCGCACCTTGCGCTCGCGGAGTTCTATTCTTGTACGACGACAATTAGAGTTCGAATACGTAGACGGATCCGTCTTGTTTTCCGGAACCACGTGCACAAAAAGCATTGGCACAAGCCGTAGGTTCACGTTGGTCCACGGAGGTGACTTCGGTAGGCGTCGACGGAAATGGAATGGCTTTATACAACCGTTGACTCGAGTCGAGAATACGGAGATCGCATTCGGAAAGTCCACTTTCGCCTTCGGGTGCAGCATAGACGACAATTCGATACAACTGGATTTCGCGGTACAGATTGATGCGAATGTACTCGGTGTCAGATGTCGCACCCGTCTCGGTGACGTTGGTCAACACGCGATCCATAGCGTTGTTTGCAAGCGCGGTAGTCGAACTCGGATTGCTACTGCGTTCGACCATTCCAAAGACTTGTCGCGCTTCCCGGGCTCCATACGGGAGTATCCCAAACACGGCAATCTCCGCGACACGAACGGGTACACTTTTTCCGTTGGAACGGTGTTGGACGACGACATACTGTCCGTATGTCTGGTACGATTCTAGTTTCACTTCGACTATTTCCGGTCCTGTAGGCCCTGTAGGCCCCGTGGGTCCCGGTAGTTGTATACCCGGAGGACCGATAGGACCGGTTACCCCGTCGATACCCGTCGGTCCCGTAACACTTCCGGTTGGTCCCGTCGGCCCCGTCGGACCGGCCGGACCTTGAGGTCCCGTCGGACCGGTCGGACCGACTGTGAATTGTACCGACCCCGGAGACCAAGGTTCGTGGGGAATTTTTCGGGGTAGGTTTGTGGCGACCAACAAGAGGATCATCACCACAATTACGATCCAAACAATTAGGTGCATTTTATTAGTATTTGGAACTGGAGAATTCGTATCACTTTTAGATCGTTAGATCGTTAGATCGTTAGATCGTTAGATGTCAAACATGTAGATCGTTTGCGAAGGAATGGGGAATGGAGCGTTCCAAACTAACTCGAGATTTTCGTCCAGGATTTGGAGGTCGCACTCGTTGAGAAAATCTTTACAACCCGGGTCTGAGGTGACAAAATCGCAGTTGATACGATTGAAGACGACAATACGTGAAATATCGCTCATTTTCCCAAGATCGAAACGTATATATTCTGTGCCACTATTTGGTAGGGTAGTCAGATGTGTGCGAATATCCTGATCCAACGCATTTTCTGGCTTCAAAGGATACGCTCGTCTGTCTTGGAATGAGAAAGTTCCAATAGAGCCGAAGTTAACAGTATACCACCAGTTTACTTTTTTGACGGAACTTTGGATGATTTGGGTGGGTTGGACGCGAAGGTTTTGATTATTGAAAATTTGAATATCGGATAAAGTTACCGGTGTCTTTTTACCATTGGGAATGTGTTGGATACTTACATATCGTCCATTCACAGTCCGATTGGGCAAGGTGTAACGATTTGGACCCGTGGGACCTGTGGGACCCGTGGGACCGTACACAAATTGCGGTCCAGTAGGACCAGCCGGTCCCTGTGGTCCAATCGGTCCAGTAGATCCTTCAAAACCCACGGGTCCAGTCGGACCTGTCACACCAGGAAACCCCGTCGGACCAGTCGGACCGATAATCGGTTGCGAATATCCATCATATCCATCAAATCGTTCCTTTTGTGTGCGAAGTGACCATACTACATAGCTACTGATAGCGAGGAATAACCCTCCGACGATGATCACTAAAGTCTTGTGTGTTTTGTGATTCATTTATTCTTGGAATTTTTATAAGATCTCGGTTTTGAGCGCACTCCCGGAGTCCATCCGCCATACAAATTCGTATACTCGACGACTCGGAGTGGGAAATGGCGCGCTCCAGGCCAATTTATTGTCCTTATCGAAAATTTGGAGATCGCATTCGTTCAAATGGTCCTGTCCCGCATCAAGTCGATTGTAAACGACAATACGAGAAATGGGAAAGGTTTGAGATAAGTCGATTCGTATAGACTCAGAGTCTGACGTACCCGGTGTTGCAAAATACGTTGTCAAATCCAAATCACTCAACGGTGAAGGTTGTACACCACCCATATGCTGTCGTCCATGTGGCGAATCACTTACGCCGACAGTGAAACACGAATCAAATCCTGCAGAACAAGTGGAAGAATCCAATTTTCCACTATTCAATGGAAGTTCAATCTCTCGTCCTTGGTTTGGGGTAAAAATTTGTATACCTGCGACATTGACAGGAGTCTGTTTTCCATTTGCTCGATGTTGAATCACGACATATTGTCCAGAAATGGTCGTGACCGACATCGGTCCTACAGGACCGGGTGGTCCAGGTGGACCAGGAATCGAGGAACCCACCACTGGACCGGGTGGCCCGGTGGCACCTGTCCGTCCACGGGGGCCGGTCGGTCCCAGAGCACCCAAAGGACCTCGCGGACCAGTCACTCCATCCATTCCTGGAGGTCCCATCGCCCCAATTGGAACAGCCGACGATAATTTTTGAGCATTGTTCTGTTTAGCCGTTTGTAGTTTGAGGTACAAGCTGACGCCGACTGCGACGAATACCGTAAAGCAGCTTCCGATTAGAATCCGTTTGACGTTTCGTGACAATCCCTGTGGCGCGGAAAGTGAAGAAGACATCGTGATAGATTGATTTATTTATTTTGTGGGAACTGGATGTTTTTCGTGTAACGCGCACTGTACGGGACGGGACAGAAATGAAGATGAACGTTCTTGGCAATATCGTAGTGGATCCATGCAGGGGTGGATCGTAGTGACTGCACGTTGAGCGATGTTGGTTGTGTCGTTGATCGGGCGAACGCTTGTCACATTACACATCTGTACGTACAGATTCGCTGCGACAGATGTGTGAGACATGTGCATTTACAGATCTGTAAATACACATGTGTAATAGTGTGTGTAGTCCGGGGTAGAAGTGAGTTGGAACCAAAAAGATCCAAAAACGGGTTCAAAGTGCCTCGGGTATAAATAGAATTACCGAGCTAAAAATAGAATTCCCGGGTATAAATAGACTTCCCGGGTATAAATAGACTTCCCGGGTAAAAATAGATTTCCCGGGTATAAATAGACTTCCCGGGTAAAAATAGATTTCCCGGGTATAAATAGACTTGCTGAGTATAAATAGACTTCCCGGGTAAAAATAGACTTCCCGGGTAAAAATAGATTCGTCTCAAAGACTTGGGAACATTCTAGTTCCCCCCCCAAAAAAAAAAAGGTTTTCTAACCTGGTTTCGAACCTCATTCGACGAGGAGTAATGGTCGAGGTTGGAACCAGTCGGCCATGTTCGTAGAACCGAAACGCCTAAAACTGACTTACCTAAAAGCTAATAATTCCAAGACCCTTCTCCTTGCTATTTTTACTCGGTATCTTTACTCGCTATTTTTACCGGACTGACTATAAGAGACGCGCATTCCGCCTACTTTGAACATTCTACAAATTCTACGACTTAAACAACAACAACAACAAAATGGCATTCAGTATGATTCATAGCTTTATTCTAAGAACTGCGTATGAGACTCAGACCCCGATCGATGAAGCAGCGGTTGAAAAAAAATTTGGGAAAAGAATTCTCGAAGAACTGAAATTTTTCAATTATTCCTACGAAGAGTATTGTCAGAAATTATATCTTTCATCGGGAATACGCTACTGCCTTGATTTTGAATACCCCAAAGTGGAATATCAAGGTGTTCTAGGCTGGGTACCGGTATCCTCCGAGGTTTATACCTTCACCGCAAGTCAGGATTAAAATAAAAAAAATTACTCACCGTTCCGGGTGCGAGTGCGTGCGCGAGTGCGAGTGCGTGCGGGGGGTCGAAAAAAAACACAAGTCCCCAGGTATTTTTGTCAGCTATTTTTGTCGCGCGCACGCAGTTTTTAACGACACTTTTAAAGTGCGTGCGCTGAATCATTTCGACAAAAAAATGAACCACGTTAACAACTCCTCTAACTTATTTCTCGGTATAGAGCTCGACTACATTGTTCTGACAGACGATGAGGTATCCGAAGATGAAATCATCCAGATTCCTCGTCTGGGATTACTAGATTGTGAAGATAATTCGGAAGACACAAGTATCGTAGAAGTCGTACAAGTAGTATGGAAAAAGGTGGCGGAAAAACCTAAATCCCGAGCTCGACGTATTCAATCCTGGTCACCTTGGACGCTTACTGGAATATCTGAAATCTCGGAAACCAGTAAATAAACACTTGTTTCGGTCCGGGACCCACACGCACGCACTCGCACTCGCGCCCGGAACGGTGCCTGCTTTTGTGCCCAAGTCCAAACTCTACCCTTTTCCTGCTTTTTTGCTTACCTAGTCTTAAACAATCGAGAAATAAGCTGGAAATGAAAAGATTTATTCCGTCCTGCTTTTTTTTAGTGTCCTAGTAGCAAACAAGCTGATTTTTTATTGATTTTGATAGTCTGCAGGTGCACCAACAAGTATATTGAGCACTTCTCTTGGAGCACATTCCCATTCCTCGTCCTTGGGGGGTGGAGATCGCATTGGCATGCGCATCATACGTCCACGTTTTCCATTCACGTCCGTCGCGCGTACCCAAAGCGAGTCTTGGGAATTGATAAAGTCATCCATCATCTGATCTTCAAGAGTAGGAAGGAATCTCACACCTGTTTCGTTGTTCATAGTAGAGTAACTTTTGGATAAATGATTCCGGTGTCCGTACTATCTCGTGTTGCATTCTATTTTTTCGGGTATATAAATACCCCGTATCTACCTGCATTTGTGGAAACAGTATTATTAGACTTATTAGACTCATTAGACTCATTAGACTCCCCGCACGCACCCGGAACGGTGGCTATTTTTATCCAACGTAAAAGAAGAAGAAGAAGAAGAAGAAGAAGAAGAAGAAGAAGAAGAAGAAGAAGAAGAAGAAGAAGAAGAAGAAGAATGGTATAAATAGAACATCTCAAGGTAGAAATAGACTTCCCGGGTATAAATAGAATACCCCCACAAAACCAGGTAGATACGGTGTATTTTTATCCGGTATTTTTGTCACTGCGGAGTCACGTGTGTGGTTATTTTTAACTCCATTCTCGTATAAATACGCCGCGTACCCTAGTTCTAGTTCATTTCTACAAAAACTTACTTACTTCAAACACCAACAATGGATAATCAACAGATCTTTATGGAAGCACCTGAATTCAAGGCGGGAACTTGGGACCATGACTTTAATCACCCGGCTTATCAGTACTCGGAACAGTTATGGGCTCAGTATCGCGCAAAGAGGAACGCCATGACGCGCGAGGAGCGCGCCGCGCATGCCGAAGAACTAGAAAAGGAGCATGAAAACTGCTCTTGGTGGTCTACCAAAGTCCATGCATTCCAGTGTCAGGTTTGTGGGCATGGCGCGCATGTCTTGTGGGATCATCAAACTACCTGTCTCCAATGCTACGTAAAAAAATATGGTGTAAGCCCCGTCATGGTACCTGATCGCAGCATCCGATCCTGCTTGTGTTGCAGAAATGGATTTGATGAATAAAAAAACGCTTGTTTTTGACATGGTTACCAAAAAAGCAGGAAAGAAGTGTGAATAAAAGTCGGTGTGTAAGCAGTTACTAAAAATGAAGCAATTATCGGTTCGGGGGGCGGATCCCGCACTTTTAGGGACCCGAGCCGGGGGTTACCATGGTTTTCCCACTCTTACTAAAAACAGCCAAGTCCTTGAGATCCTTGAGATCCTTGAGATCCTTGAGAGGAATCGTCGCGATCTTCAGTCGATCTTCAGTCGATCTTCGTTCTTCCCCCTTTTTCTATTCCTGGAGCGGGGGGAGGGGTCCCCCTTACCTGGTTTGTGGGTGTGAGGGGGGAGGGCCCCCCTTACCTGGTTTGTGGGTGTGAGGGGGGGAGGGGCACCCCTTTCCTGGTTTGTGGGTGTGAGGGGGGAGGGCCCCCCCTTTTCTATTCCTGGAGCGGGGGGAGGGTGGGGAGGGCCCTCGCCCCACAAATCCAGGTAGATACGGGGTATTTTTATCCGGTATTTTTAACTCCACTCTCGTATAAATACGTCGCGTACCCATCTTCTAGTTCATTTCTACAAAATGGATACTAAAAAGACCTTCACAGAAGCACCTAAATTTACGTCCAAGTGTGACATTTGTGGACATGGTTTTACGCTTACGCTCCAAGATCTGTTTCTACGAAGGATCTGTATGAAGTGCTACGAAAAAGTGTTTGAAATCAACCTTGTGAAGACGCCTGGACCAGAAATTCGCTCCTGTTTGTGCTGTAAAAAATAAAATTATCCAAATCATTCACATTTGTCTGTATTCGTCTGTTTTTGTCTGTTTTTGTACGTAGGCGTTCAAAATGGCTGGAAAAAGGTCAAAGTTAGATGGGTACAGTCGGTCGTAGAGCTTGTAGAGTTTGTAGAGTTTGTAGAGTAAATCAACCAAGTCCTTGAGAGGATTCACGATCGTCCTTCTTCCCCCCTTTTTCTATTCCTGGAGCGGGGGGAGGGGTCCCCCCTTTTTCTATTCCTGGAGCGGGGGGAGGGGTCCCCCTTTTTTCTATTCCTGGAGCGGGGGAGGGGTCCCCCCTTTTTCTATTCCTGGAGCGGGGGGAGGGGTCCCCCCTTTTTCTATTCCTGGAGCGGGGGGAGGGGTCCCCCCTTTTTCTATTCCTGGAGCGGGGGAGGGGTCCCCCCTTTTTCTATTCCTGGAGCGGGGGAAGGAGTCCCCCTTTTTCTATTCCTGGAGCGGGGGGAGGGGTCCGAGTCGGGGTTACTATGGTTTTTCCCACCCCTTACTTATCTGCCGCTTTTTCCTGCTTTTTTGGTCACCTAATCTTAAACAATCGAGAAATAAGCTGGAATCAAAGAGATTTGTTCCGTCCTGCTCTTTTTGGTATCCAAGGAGCAAACAAGCTGATTTTTATTGATTTTGATAGATCCGGTACGGTGCTTGCTTTTGTACCCCAAGCCCAAACTCTACCTTTTTTCTGCTTGTTTGCCTACCTACTCTTAAACAATCGAGAAATAAGCTGGAAATGTTTTTTTTATTTAATACTCATCCACGCCGTAAGAAGGTGTGGTTACTTCATAGGGAGGAGACATGGGTTCATCTTCAGACTCAGGATCCAAGTAGTATTCTGGGTAAACAGCTTCTTCTTCGTTGTTGATAAAGTCATATTCTTCCAAGTAGTCCTGTCCCCATACCTCCTCAACGGTGGCATTCATCCATTCCACAATTAAATCTGCGGCTTCTTGATCTTCGACCCGATCCGAGGATTTTAAGAGTGGGTACATAGCATACCAGTATGCCATTCGGTTGACCGTTGACTCCACTTTTTGTACCAAAGTAATTTCGCTAGAGGCTCGGAGTCGTTTCATGGCTCCTGAGAGGTCGCGTTCTAAGTATAACTTTTCATAACCAGTAACAGGTCCAGCCATATTTTTAGAATTCCTGAATGTGGTAAAAATAGAATTAATGTCGCATAATTCCTGAGCCAATTCGATATCGTCCATAGCGCGAAATTGAGTGATATCAAGAGTAAAAGGATATTTTTCCTGAATTTTGTCGAATGTGCTTGGTTCCATTTGCTGTTGTTGTTTGAGTAAGTTGTAGATTTTGTAAAATGATCAAAGTAGGTGGAATCCGCGCCTCTTATAGCCAAGGGTAAAAATACCCAAGGTTATTTTTGCTCTTTGTGAGGGTTATTTTTATCCTTTATCTACATGGGTTTGTGGGCCTCTCCCCCATTAGGTTAAAATTAGAAAAAAGAGGGGGGAGGGGTCCCCCTTTCCTGGTTTGTGGGTGACGGGGGGAGGAGTCCCCCTTTCTTGGTTTGTGGGTGAAGGGGGAGGGGTCTCCCCTTCCCGGTTTGTGGGTGAAGGGGGAGGGGTCCCCCTTTCCTGGTTTGTGGGTGACGGGGGGAGGGGTCTCCCCTTCCCGGTTTGTGGGCGACGGGGGGAGGGGTCTCCCTTTCCCGGTTTGTGGGTGACGGGGGCCTCCCCCGAATTCCTAGCGGATCGTCTCAAGGACTTAATTTTTTTTACTCGTCTAAAAAAAATAACACCAGGCTGAATTGAACCTGGAACATTGGATAAAAAAATCGAGGTCGTAACCATCGTACCATTTCTGGGTATGTTTTTTCCCAAAATTTACCAACCTAAAAACTAACTTTAAAACACTTGTGAATTTTTTTGAAGTCCGCACGCAAAATCGGTCTATTTACATAGCTTATTCGATCAATAGAAAATGCGCACCAAGTACGAAAGAAAGGTCATTTTACAAAATGGCCTCTATGCTTCACATCTCCGTATCGATTTATGGTGGGGGTTTTGTGGGGGGTCAAATTTTGGGGGGACCCTCCCCCCTTCCTAACCAATTTATGGTGGAGGGTTTATGTAGAAGTCTATTTATACCCGGGAAGTCTATTTATACCCGGGAAGTCTATTTATACCCGGGAGGTCTATTTATACCCGGGAGGTCTATTTATACCCCGGAACCAACGATCTGTGACTGAAGATCTGTGACCGAAGATCTGTGACCGAAGATCTGTGACCGAAGATCTGTGACCGAAGATCTGTGACCGAAGATCTGTGACCGAAGATCTGTGACCGAAGATCTGCGACTGAAGATCTGCGACTGAAGATCTGTGACTAAACATCTGATTCTTCAATGTCATATGTGTCATATGTTGTGGGGGTCCAGCGCACGAACAAGTTTCCACGGGTATTCGTCGACTACATCTTTATCCTGTTCGAGTGTATCGTCTGACTGCGGCGTGATCGCACGCTGTTCGCGGAGTTTCCGTTCGTAATATTCGTGGAGGTCGCGGAGTTTGCGTTCGTAATATTCGCGTTGTTCGCGGAGTTTCCGTTCGTACTCTTCGTGTTTGAGTACAATGTTTTCAGTAATCTGACGTGAATTACACGTCTGGAAATGACGCCGAAGATTGATCGTGGTAGAAAGATCTTTACCACAAATTGTACAAGCAAGCATTTTATTCTATGATTCCAGGGTTTAAATCCAGGGTTTAAATCCAGGGTTTAATTACGCCTGATTTTCGCTCGAGCGCGTCGTGTTTTTTTTTTTGCGTTTTTTTTCTGAAGAATAAACAACGACGCTATGAATATCGTCAACACACAAATCAGCGATAAAAGACACTCCAACCACCAGGAAGAGGATGATCATGAGGAATTGTTCGAGTACAACAATGAAGGTCTCAGTACAGGCGCGATTATTGGAATCGTGATCGCATGTTTGTTCGTCCTGTATATCGTATATCGAATCTACTCATATTATAATTCAGATGAGTATTTAGCGAAATGGTTTGACCAAGAATTGCAAAATATGGGCTCAAAGGTGATAGAAGATCTTACAAAGCAACAAGAAGCAAATTGGCGCAATACGCGCAGTAAGCGACAAGAGTCTATGCGCAGTGAGGAATACCCTTATGCCTACCCTCCCAATTGGCGGAGATGAGTAAAAATAGTTGCGTCGCAGTCTGTCGGTTGGTTGCATTGTGTGGGACTTGTTGCGTTGCAGTCGGTGTGTTGCGTTGCACATTGCTTTTGACATTCCCAACGCAAAAATAAAAAGATCATTTCCCCAAAACACGTCCTTTCCTTCAGAACAACTAACAAATGATGGACATCGAGGTAAACAACGAGGTAAACATCGAGAACATCAAGAACATCAAGAAACAACTCACGTTTGACTTGTGGAATGGCGATTTTCTCTGCACCGAGTTTGTGTTGGAGCTGCTAAGTTTGGATGAAGCGGATGCGAAGAACGAAAATCCCGAGGTGTATTATGGCTGGAAGAAATTACTCGAACAGATCCCCAGAGAGCAAGCGTTAGAGTGGTTGGTAGAGATTTGCAGCCAGATCGACGATGGTAAGCTCAAGTACGAATGGGATGACGAGACAAAGACCCACCGAAGACCAATCTGAATAAAAACAACCTGTTTTTTTATTAGTCACATGTTTACCACACGTGTTTACCACACATACCGAAGACATTGTGAAGTGTATCCGTGAGGTAGGCGATTGTCAAGTCCGGATCAGCGTAATCGGGGATGGACGACTCATGGGTCAGTTTCTCCAGCTTGAAAGTCACGCATTCCACTGCAGGTTCAACGTGATCGAATACTTCCATCCAATACGTCTCATTTCCAGATCGTTCTGCTTTGACCAGGTCGGAAACAAAGCTGTAACGCGTCGGAATGTCTCTCAGTTCAAGTTCAAGGTATTTGAGTACACGGAGGTGACCTTCTGCGCGTGCCATGTGCTGATCAAACTCGGCCAACGATTCAGCAAACGATTCCGTATAGTCTGTGGAGTCTATATTTGTCGTTGTTGCAGACGAGGGTTGTTCCAGGTACGATTCGATAAAGACGATCATGAAGACACAAGAATAGAACAACACTAGGAACCACAGGAGCGTCTTCACGATTCCCAAGGCGACGAGGTTGGTATATTTCCATACTTTCTGTACTAAGCTGAGGCTGAGCATTGTTGTTGTTGTCGAAGGTTTTGGTAGAATGATCCAGGTGGGTTGGAGAACTCGCTTTTATCGGGACCAGGGTATTTTTAGCCGGTATTTTTAATATAAAAAAGTGTTAAAAATACCTCTTATCTACCTGGATTTGTGGGACTCCGTACGCAGACGAACCTTGACCAGGGTATTTTTAGCGATCGACACAATTTCTAAAAATACCCGTTATCGACATGGATTTGTGGGACGATGACGACCATTTTTATTGTCCCAAGACGCGGCGGCAAATGGGGCACCGATCCAGAGCATAGATACACACCGAGCACACCTTGTGGAAACAAGGCGTCAATCCGAACCGATCTCCAGTTAGGGCCTCCGCACAAACCACACACTCCCATCCCATCTTTGCGGCAATTTCGGATAATTCACCTTGAAAGTGGTGGGGGAATGGGGGATTTGAGGGTTCGGGAGCTACGACGACCGCGGCGTTTGAGATGTTCGCAATGTGGACGGAGACTGCTTTTTCTGCCTCGCTGATGGCAATGACTGCGTAGACGTCTGTGCAATCCACAAATCCAGTAAAGAGAATCATAGGGCTAGGACGGTGAATGGTGTAGTAGTTTTTCAAGTGCACTAAATCCGCGTGTATCTTCGTCCAAAAGTCCAGCCGATTTTCACGAGGTTCCTCAACGATGTTTGTTCGATGGGGTGTGATGTGGAAGCGAGCAATACAGGATTTGTGTTCGTGACCAACGTGTTTACACGGTTCTTCTGTCGCGAATCGATCCCATTCCGAGAATCGAATCCATTTGCGGTGGACATGATACATGGTAGAGAATGTCCCCGCGGCGGAGGCTTCTTTCGTGTACAGAAATATACCAAAACACAAGTCTCCAATCTGTTCGAGAGTAAGGTGGGTAAACAGTCCACTTTCGGTGGGTTGCGGGACCGGTTGCGGGGTAGGTTGATCGACCGGTTGCGGGGCCGGTTGCGGGGGTTGGTGGTGTTCAAGCTCCATTCAATTTTGTCCAAATGACTCACCCGCAACGATGACTGTGATTGCAGAGTGTGAGGTTAAAAATAACCGGTTTATTTTTGTCGCAGTTTAGTACTCGACAAATCCTTGCCGACTGATGGCGCAGACACGGTACATCATTTCCCAGAAATGTTCAAATCCCAAACCTTTGTGCTCCGCATTCCATTTTTCTGGATCGGCCATGTAGCACGCATATTCCGCCTGGAAATGTGATTGAACAGACAGTTCCATCATGCGCGGGATGATGTCCGATACGGTACTCACCTGTAGTCTGCGCATAAATTTTCGAGAATCACGTGTATTCCGAAAAGAGTTCAATTCGTCGAGCACTTCTTCAACCTGGAGTTGTGAAGCAACGTACTCTCGGTAGGACTCAGCTTCATCCAGGATGGAACGACGTGACGATTCGTTTTCGTTTTTGAAATTGAAAATTCCATACGCAGGATAAGGGTTGTCGTGATCGTGGTAAAATAAGCACTCGAGTGTCTTGCATATGTCTTGGGTAGGGTTGCACTCGAGTGCCTTGCTTACGGGTTGGGTAGTGTTCATTCTGTTATTGGGTTGTACTTTTTTTTGTTAAAATGATCCGGGTGGGTTGGAGACTGCACTTTTATCCGAGTTAGGTTATTTTTAGCCTGGGTAAAAATAACCTTTATCTACAGGGGTTTGTGGAAACCCGGCGACGTGTAGATAACGGTTATTTTTAACGGGTATCTTTAGATTTTTATTTAGTTCTTTAGACGTCGGTTAAAAATAGCCTGAACTCAAATACCCACTCATTTCCAAGGTGGAATCATTTCTCCAAAACACTTCAACTCATGACAACGAATCAAGGCTCGCAGTACGGTTTGAATTATGGTTCATTTCAGGATGGATTCCGTACCTATTACTACCGTATCCCCCGAAAAATCGACCGTCGAGTTTCACTCTTGACATCGATCGGATTTCTTCGACTGAATATTTTCCTGGGGGCATTGATGACTACCTTTTTTCTGTGTTGGTTAGACATCACTACTCCGCTGGATAGTTTTCCAGAATTTTTACTCCAGTTATCGTTGATATTCTCCGTGTTTGTCGTATTGGCGCTCTGTGTCGCTTTTTCTCCCGTCTTATTGGGACGAGATCTCACTGTGCACCTTACTGCTCCGTCTCATTGTCTACGAAACTTGGTTTGGGCGATCTGTGTCGTAAGCATATGCATTTTCTGGATGGGTATCTCTTGGTCTTCCATCCTAGGTAACGGGTTCATCTTAGGGGGAGTATTTGTTCTTATGCTCTTTGTTTACTGTGATGAAAAACCCCCCAAACCCCGCTCGTGAACCAAGAGTATGAAATAAATAAAATTATCCAAATCATAAAAAAGGCCACGCGATGTTTGACCGCGCCGATTTTGAACGGCGTCAAGTGATGCTCCCTAACCCTAACCTGTCCGATGAAGACGAAGATCTACGGCAGAAACCTCGTCACTCGTTTGAAATATTAGACAATGGCGGTATCCCCTTTGTCGTTGATGTCTACTCTAGACATCTCGAGATTTTTGAGGATTATCCTCACTTCCGTCCTCAAAAAATTTTGTCCATATCTTTCCAGAAGCTGTTTGTGGGAGATGATTATTTTAATCTAGAGCGTTATGGAAAACGAGCCGGGAATTCTCTTCTAGTTCAACTGAATGCGCACGAGTACCTATTTATCGGTAAAGAAATCTACAAATTCAACGCGCGCAAAGGTGACACCATCCAGGCGTACGCGTCCCCCGTGGGAAATAGCGCAGTACCCTATCCGTACGCGCTTGGGAACAAGTACGTGTACTACATGCTCGACCACACCACTTTACCAATCAAGATTCTGGAACATCCCACTTCCGGATATAACGAATATTACGCCAAGTATTACAAGCCCGACGCCGGAACCCCTTTTCGTGTCAAGATGATTCGCCATAATCGGTAGTATTGAGTGCTGCTGCGTCCTTACCAATAAAAATAGACTCACGGTGTTGGAGCCGCGGAGTGGATCACGCACAATTCTTTTTTTTTTTTTATTTATTTCGGAAGAGGCAACAACTCTGAATCAACAGCTTCAAAACCTTCATAGTCGCGTAACACGTGTTCGGTGAGCATTGGGCATGGTTCACCCGCGTTACACGAATATTCTTCCCACGCCGCGTAGACGACGTTGGCAATTTCTCTCGTGGTAGGCTTAGGTTCTGGGTGCGCATCATACCAATTTTGGAGGAATAGTACGGCTTCCGGTTCAATTCCACACTCCCCATAGAGCGCCAACTTTTCCACCGTATTAGCTTTATAACGAGCCATGACAATTTTTTGTACGATTTTGATGTCCATAACGTGAGTAAATTTGTAAAAATGAACGTCTGGTGGTATTCGACATCCTTAAAATTTCCGGATTGGGTAAAAATAGCCTGCTCTGAAAATACCGCGTAAAAATAGCCTGCTCTGAAAATACCGCGTAAAAATACCGGCTAAAGATAGACTCGATAAAAAAAATGATCTACAAATCCTATTTGATCATTTTCAAAATCTCATGAATTCCACCCCGACTTCTCGATCTCCTAGTGTCAACCGGTCCCCGAATCGGCGTACTATAGATTGTCGTGAAGTTGTATTCGCGACTGTGTTTTTGTCGTTTGCGCTTCTGGTGAATTTTTGGGTGTTTTCAGCCGCATCGATGCACCCGATTCATCGCTACGCTCAGCATCGACCGCTACTTTTGAAAATTGTGGAATTGTACCCGGAGGAAATGAAAATGCTCTGGAACGTGGATCCAGAGGCGTTTACAACAGTGTACCAATTTTCAGAAGGAATGATCAGTAACGTTTGGAGTGACGTACAAAACGAGGTGCTTTCCGCGTTCACGGAAATACAACCTCTTCTCCAGTGTGTGTCCAACCTCCCGCGACGTACACCCCAATCCCAAAGTACAATCGATCAGATCTCTGCACTCTTTACGTTTTACGAATCTGTGGTGTCAGAGTGTGGAGCATCCGCGGATCGTTTGCGAGATCTTCTACCGTTCACCAAGTTTCGAATGGAAGAAAAAATGCAAAACATTGTCGAGCGACTACAACATTTCGACGCTTTTGCGAGAACCAAATTTGCTCATCTGTTCAAGCTTATGGATGACTTTAGAAACTGTCACTATAAAATGCTGCGTAAAGCACAGTTCGAAAACCGACCTCCTCCACCCGACTCTGAAGAAGCGCGAAAATTGGCCTATCATATTCGGATTCAGCATCAAGTGTTTTTGCTTTGCGCGACCTCGGATCCCGTCACCGGAAAGCTTCGTTTTCGTCACATTGAAGGTGGGTACTGGCGACCAACAATAGACCAATAAAACACACACACACACCCCCGCTCGATCACGATTTTACGATTTCAAATCGTTTACTCTTGCGCCCTTTCCAGTTACAAGCTTCATCCCCAAGATGTTTGACCATGATGGGTAAAACTCGTGTACGATGGTGTCCAAATATTGCCTTGAATTTATCGTCGTATCTCGCAGCATCCTTGGAGGATTCTGGACAAAATTTGGTTTTGTCGTAATACAGATGGAAAAAGCCCCAACATCCTCTATCCTTTGTACTGACGGGTTTGTCTTCTAGAAGTTGTTGTGGAGTTTGGTAAAACGCCCGAGCCGCGCCATGCAATCCTTCTGGATTAAGGTTGGATTCGAGCAATTTTTGTCGTAGATCTAGAGGAAGTACAATATCCGAATCCACAAGTAGTACCCACGCGTGAGGGTAGGTGGCGTGCACCAATTTCTGTGCAGTATAAATCCCACCAGATTTGTTGAACACGTACCCTCCTTTTTGGAAATCAAAGTGTATCAATGTGACATTGGGGATATTTTGGAGCATTTCTATCGTAGGTTTGTCAGTGGGATCGACGACAACATACCAATGGTCCAGGACTTGCGCGTTGGTGAGGCAAAACGATAAATAGTCCTCATAGTGGACCGAGACGGTGATTCCAATCAATGTAAACGTCGTTTCGGTTTCGGGTGTAGACATTGCTGATTTATTTATAAAAAAATTTCTTTATACGTCGTCCACGGGATCTGCAGCCACGATAACAAACATTCCCGGGGGGACTACCGTTGATGCGGGTAACGCATTGAATGCTGCGGGATGATACACCGGTATCGCCGAATTCGGGGGAAGTGTCGGGGGGAGTGTACGGCAAAACGGACACGGTTGTTGGGTGAGTCGCGACTCACAATCCAGGCACCAGGCTTGCTCACAATCCAGGCACGTGGTAAACAAGGTTCGAGGCTTGTGTTCGTTGCAGATCAGACACGATTTTGTAGCAGGCATTTGATGTGAAGGGTAGATGAAAAATACGTCAAATGATTTTTTTCGAAGGTTGGTAGAGGTTGGTTAGTTGAATTTATTTATAGCCCTTATCTACCGCTACGGACACCGTGACGGACACCGTGACGGTATTTTTACCCGATATCTTTAGCGGGTATTTTTAGACTGTGTGTTGCACGCGTTGCATGCGTTGCACGTGTTCTATTTGTACACTCCTGGGTATTTAAAGGCAACGATTGTTCGTCGACGATCATTTGACAAACTTTGATCAACGACGAACAACCAACAATGACCAGTCGTCCTAGTCCAACCTTTGACAATGCTCCGATCACACACGATGACGAAGAATCGTCTAGCGAGTTGTCCAATATTTTGGATAGCCCGACGCTCAACGCTATGATGGATCAATCTCCTCCGGTATCACCGATCCATTTACCCGATCTCTCAATCGATACCCGAAACTCGATGGACCAGTCCCGAAATCCCTCCGTCGTCGCTGCCCCAGATCCAGAATCGTCTACCGAATCCGCGGCAGAGCCGGTAATCGTGGTTTGCCCTCATGGAGACTGTGGACGTGAATTTCACTCGAAACGGGGACTTACCGCTCATATCCGGAACAAACACGCCGACGCAATGGACACTCCTTTCAAGTGTACCCTTTGCGGAACTGGTTTTTCCCGGGTCGCTTCTCGCACGAAACATATGAAGTTAAAACACCCTGAACGCGCGGATGAATATGCAACGGAATATCGTCGCGAAAAACGGATCTCCAAGAAACTGGACGCCTTTTTTCAGAGTGGATTACCGATCCATGTGGTGACTTCGCTATCCGAACCGATTATCACGGATCCCCAGCCTGAACCCCAACCGGAACCCCAACCGGAACCCCAACCGGAACCCCAACCGGAAACCCAACCGGAACCCCAAGACTATGAACCGGTACCAGTACAAGACGTACAAGACCAACCGATGTTCCAGCCGATGTCGGACCAACCGCATCCTTTTTTCGAATCAATGGAACCTGTTGAACCGATCGCTTATTCCTACGGCCCATATTCCCTGCACGATCAATTGATGATGTATCAAGCACAGAATCAGTTGCTGACGGAACAACTCAATCGTGTGTTTGATTATTTCTTACAACGACGTCAATAAAAATCAGTCTGCTAATGCCGTTAACCCGCCGCCCTTTGGTCACCCGCCCTGGTTTAAACCTGCTACTCCACTACATCGATCGCGTTCTATTGATACTCGCGTTCTATTGATACTCGCGTTCTATTGATACTCGATACAAATAGAATTTTTCTATTTATTCACGGCGTTGCGGTGGTAAAGATGTTGCGGCTGCGGTGATTCATTTATACAAAATTGAAAGCATGTGGAACTTGTGGAATTCGTGGGAACATGACTATCTAAACCCGTACGAAAACCCGTACGAAAACCCGCACGAAAACCCGCACGAAAACCCGCACGAAAACCCGCACGAAAACCCGCACGAAAACCCGCACGAAAACCCGTTCGAAGACTTTTCGTCGATGCCTTCAATGATTATCGTGTATCTTCCACCTCCGTCGTTTGCTCCTCCGTCGTTTGCTCCTCCGTCGTTTGCTCCTCCGTCGTTTGCTCCTCCGTCGTTTGCGCCACTCCCTCGTATTCAGAGACTTCAAAGACATCTACCCCCTCCTCCCCGTCGACGACGAACCCAGGGACTCCCCCAAATCCGACACTCTACCGTCCGCATCTCAAATTTACCCAGTCAAACACTACGTACGGCAGACATTCAGCGTCTTCCAGATCGAACGTGCGGAATCTGTCTCGAAACCTTTAAGAGTGGGAATGTGATCCTTCGTCTACCGTGTTTGCACATTTATCATCGTCGCTGTATCACACCTTGGTTGAATACCAACCCGATTTGCCCCCAGGATCAAGTTTCCGCGTTTGACGTCTGAATAAACGTGTTTTATTTTGTTTCGTGTTTGAGACTACGCGTTGTACGCACCATCTTGCGTTCATCCAGCCACAATTCCATCTGAAATGCAGCGTACGCCTCTTTCAAATCCTGCCGACAGAAAGGGCACCGATTCGTCTGTTTATCCCCCTGTGTTTGAAGGGATTGTGTGGCACACTGTCCACACCAGCCTTGAATACACCGATGACAAACGATCATTCGTAAGTGTGGTCCGTAAACGTGAGACTCCAGACAAATCGGACATTCGAACCATGACATTCCTCCCTGTAGAAAAATTGTCAGAATGAATTGAATTGTTCATCAAAAAAAAAAATCCTACATGATTCTACCGTCTAAATTTATCGTCTAAAAATACCGTCTAAATCTACCGTCTAAATCTACCGTCTAAAAATACCGTCTAAATCTACCGTCTAAATCTACCGTCTAAAAATACCGTCTAAAAATACCGCCGTCGTAGACCTGTTAATGAAAACTGAATACACCAGGTTGTTTCTGCCTGGGATTTGGGGACCGAACGTAAAACGATCCGGAAAGAAACCTTGTTTTACCCCGGCTATTTTTACTCCGGCTATTTTTACTCCGGCTATTTTTACTCCGGCTATTTTTACTCCGGCTATTTTTACTCCGGCTATTTTTACCCCGGCTATTTTTACTCCGGCTATTTTTACTCCGGCTATTTTTACCCCGGCTATTTTTACCCTGGCTCAAAAAAAAAACTCCAGAATCCACCCGAATTATTACACATGTGTAAAAACAGATTTGTGTTTACACATGTTTACCACGTGTGTCCCAACACGTGTGTTCCAACACATGTGTCATGGTAATCGGATAACCAAATGAACGACAGACTCGGAATCGATACGGTAGTCTGCCAAAGTACGTCGATCGTCCAACACCCGACCGTTCAACAACAAACACATCAACTCCGCAGGCACACGCTCTCGATCGCGGAGTTTAGCTTTGACACTTGCCAGGGTATCGTAGGATCGGGCATGTACAATATACTGCTTTCCTTCCCGAAGGGATTTGATCAAAATATCCATCATCATCTTCTTCTTTCTAGGGGTTTATTTTCACGAAAAAAAATCGTGTTATCATTTCCACCATTTCTTTTTCGGCGCAAGAGCTACGTTCTTCGGGGTTGGAGGCTTATTCTCAAAATACACGGGGTACACTTCTTGAAAGAGCTCGTGTTGATCGCCATACTGCTTTTGGACGTTGACACCCAACGACTGTAGAAGATCCATACATGTATTGCCCAATAACCATAGTTTATACCGAAACATTTGTTGTCCCGCCGCATCCTGATCGAAAGAAATGTCGCCTGACGACGCGGCAGCCGCGATTTTGATACACATCTCAAGCAATCGGGCGAGATACATACGACACCGCGTCATAATCGTAGATCCCATTTTTTTAGCTCGTTTCACGGCGTCTTCCAGAGTGGGAATCAGCACGGTTTCAATCACTTGATCGTCACCGGACATTTCAATGATCAAATCGCGCGTACGCAGACTTGGAAGAACAATTCGCGATTCTTGTTTCTTGCGCCACAAACCACCCTGGATATCCGTAAATGACTGTTGACTCAACGTCGCCTTCTTTGACGCCGATTTGGTTTTCGAACGAGTCGTATCTAAACTATCTATACTTTTGGTTTTGCTTTTGGTTTTGCTTTTGCTTTTGGTTCTGGTTTTGGTTCTGGTTCGTCGTTGCGGGGTTTCTTCGGGAATCGGTTCAAGTACCGATTGTCGTTTTGAAGGTTGATACCCGGCAAGCATTTGGTTGGCCCATTCATACGTTCGTGTCCCATGGATACGTCCACTGCGAGTGCGGCTGCGACTGCGGTTACTCATTTGTTGTAGACAAGATTTTTTTCGTGTCCACCAGGATAGACAAAAAAGTCTGAATTTTTTTCGCGAGTAAAAAAAATGTCATTTTCTGCAATCGCGGTTTTCGATCCTCGAATCAATAATGGAATTGGGGGAACCATTCGTTTCGATTCTTCTCTCGGTGCATCTTCCACTCGGGTCACATTTGATTTGTATGGTTTCCAACCTCAAGCCATTCACGCGATTCACATTCATGAATTTGGCGATCTTTCACAGGGTTGCACTTCGCTCGGTGCCCATTTCAATCCCACCCGAGTCGCACATGGACACGGGTTTAGCGGCCATGCGGGGGATTTGTTCAATAATCTTCAGGCGGGAGACGATGGACGTTACGTCTTGACATTTAACACTCCGATGCTCTCGCTCGATCCGCAGTCGAAATCCAGCGTGATTGGTCGTTCGGTCGTTATCCATGCCCACCCCGATGATCTTGGAAACGCCGAAATGTACAACCAATGGACGACTGAACAACTACAGCAACGTGCAATGATATTGGGATACAATATCGCGCGAACGCATGCGGCATTGTTGAAGAAATTCCAGAGTGAGGCTCAGACCACTGGGAACGCTTCGACGCGATTGGCCTGTGCGGTAATTGGGTGGTCTTCAGGGCGATAAGCGATCATGTGGTAGGTCGGTTACCAACGGCGTCGAGCTTTGGCTCCACCGACGCGTTTCATAAATTCTTCGAGTTGACGCAAATGCTGATCGACAAAGGTCAGTTGTTGTAACACCTCGTGTTTACCACGGGTGTATTGTTCGAGCCGTGTTCGCGCAATGTGGAGATCTTGTCGCGAAATCGGTATACCGCGAGCGCGTAGGTCATCAATCGTGCGATGGATCAATTGTATACGCTCGTCGAGTGCGTTGCGCTGAATACTCAACGTGGCGAATAAATCCGCATATTCTTTCTGCTGTACGAGCACGGATCGTTTGAACTCTGCTCTCTGCGTGTCTCTCATAATCATAAAGAATTGTCCGGTTTGAATAGGCGGCGGAATACGTAGCTGTTCGGGTGAAAATCCAATGAATTTCGGAGAAGGGATACGCGGTGACCGCGGCGACGAACGCGGCGACGAACGCGGTGACCGCGGCGACGAACGCGGCGACGAACGCGGCGACGAACGCGGCGACGAACGCGGCGACGAACGCGGCGGTGGGGTAAGAGGTACATACGTACCGAGTATGGCGGCTGCTTCTTCAAACGGAATTTCGTCAGTCATTGTTTTATTGTGTACTTGGAAAAAATCATCGACGCAAGAGATCTTGTTGCATGGCATCAGCGAGCGACGGGCTGAGTCCTTCTACGGGGCCTCGCGGAGGTTCGTTGGCGCACTTTTGACACTGAAGCGGTTGCCCGGCTGGATTATACTGGAAGAACACGGGATATCCGGTATACGCTTGTCCTGGATCGACGGGTCCTTGTGCACGGCACATGTAGGGGTTATTCTGTGGATTCAAGAGTCCAGATTGGTACGCTTGTGCACATTCGGGGGTCCACAGGTAGGGAAATAATCGACAATTCTTACCCGGAGTCACTTGGAACAAAGGTGTGTCTTCACTTTGGTCGAGTTTACTATAGTTGCATTTCATACGACTCATCGTTGTCTGTTTGTTTCTATGCGCGACAACTTTTTTTTTGTGTGCAACGCACGCAACGCCACGGAGTTACGCGGCGTTGGATCATTTGGACTAAATTCCGCGAACCTACTACATCGCGTCAACATCGCGTCAATGTCTGAACCGTACCATCTCCCATGGACGGTACCTATGGATCTGAACGCAATGCACGATCAAATCGTGGTGCTACGTAATACCCATTGGGATCGGGTTGTGGATATCAACTTTGCTTCCTCTACTACGGGTGCGGCGATTGTCTTTGCGACAGCGTCGGGAAGTGAGACACAATTGTGGCGGATAGTGTACTCTCCTGATACCGATACCTTGAGTTTTGTATCGGTATATTCGGGATTGGCCATTGAGGCGATGGAACAGGATCGTATACTGTGTCAACAACCTTTTCAAAACACCCCGAGTCAACAGTTTCGCTGGGATCGGGAACGGGGTCTTATCGTATGCCCTTCGTCTCGATTATTTTGGAACCTGTCGTTAGGCAAGCAGTCTGCGCGGGATTGGTTTGATCCCAAGGTCCCTCCGCTTGGTATGTGGCGTCAGATGCCCGTGGTCGTTCCCGTAACATTGTGCGAATCGTCTGTGTTCAACCCTCCGTTACAGTTTGAACGTCCAGCGTTGTATGCAGTGGGTTTCGTCAATCCCCGTGGACCTGCGTTGCTCAGTGTTTCGGCTACACCTACGACGATCGCGTTTGATCGCGAACAGAGCAGGTGTTTAGCCAATCTTCCTCTTCCGGATACAACCAATCCAATTGCAGCGCTGATTAACTACTGTCGGCATTATTTATCCACTCCACTGAAGTTTACGTATACGGAAATACGTCCGAATCAAAATCATCGCTACGAGGTGTGGGTTGGAAACTATAAAGTCGGCGAATCCGAACAACCGCGTAAGACCCATGCCCGGGAATGCGCGGCACGTGCCGCACTGGAATTTCTCAATCGAACACCTGAACTGATCATGACGTTGATTCAAAAAAAATAAAAATTTTCACGCATCCAATAAATCCGTACCATGACACGACACTCTCGCAGCCGCTCTCACAGCCGCAAACACAAACGTTCTCACAAACGTTCCCGAAGCCGTTCCCGTAGCCGTTCCCGTAGCCGTTCTCGCAGCCGGGTACGTATTCCGATCCGCAAGGGCGAAATGCTCCGCAAGTGTGGATACGGTCTCGATCGTTCCCCTAAGCAGCGTCAGTTGGCATTGCGCAAAGCCAGTAAGAAATATGGCGCTTTATCGGTGTTCCGTAAACTCAATGCACTCGCCACCCTCTCCAAAAGCAAGAACAAATCCAACAGCAAAAAATATCTCAAGGATCGGGATTATGTCAAGAAAATGTTGTAACCGCTATCTGATATTGATTCATTTTTTTTTTTGATGACCAAAAAAATGAATACACAACTTCAAGGACGAATCAGAAATTCGTAGTATACGCTTCCTACAGCTGGGAAATCGTGTGTCCAAATGAGTGTTTTACTCGCGTTGTAAATCTCTAAACGGCACCCAATGATACGTTGTTGTGAATCTCGACGATTATACACTTGTACTTTTGAGATCGGTACTTCCCTACCTAGATCTACTTCTATCCAACCCCATGTATCCGCATTCGTGTGCCCAAAATCAGTTGTCACATTGTTGTATACATTGGAGGCGGGAAAATTTGGATGAAATGTCGATGAAGATGACGCTCCAGTGATTGTGCGCTGCGTTTCGACTCCATTCTCTGGTCCGTATACGTAGATTTCTGCAATGTTGATAAATTCTGGAAGATTGTCGCTTCGAGCGACACGGACGTATCGTCCGTTCACACTGGTAAACAAAGGCCCAGGCGATCCAGTGACACCAGCTATTCCTGTAGGACCCATGGGGCCGGTAATGCCCGCGGGCCCCATGGGGCCTGTGGCTCCCGTAATACTGTTTCCTTGTAATCCAGTGGCTCCAGTGGGTCCCATCGGTCCAATAGGTCCGGCGGGACCAGGTGGACCAGGTGGACCAGGTGGACCCCCGGCGGGACCAGGTGGACCAGGTGGACCCCCTGCGGGACCTGTGGCTCCAGCGGGACCTGTAGCTCCAGTGGCGCCTATAGGACCCATAAGCCCGCGTGGTCCGTCCGGACCCGTGGGACCGGTGATACCAATTCCCGTGGGACCGGTTGGGCCAGTAGAACCCGTGGGACCCATTTCACCGATAAATCCACGTATTCCCATGGCTCCGGTCGCTCCCGTTGGACCTGTGACGCCATCCAGTCCTTTAGACCCCGTAGGACCGGTTGCGCCTGTGACACCAATCAACCCTTGAGGACCCATTGGTCCGGTGGGTCCTCCTGCGGGTCCTTGGAATCCTCGCGGTCCCGTGGGACCCGTGGGACCCGTGACGCCAGTACCCATCTGCCGACCAACATTCGAGGATGATGTGGTTTGATCAGTGTTCGTTGAAGCGTCTGTATCTCCACGAGTTCGAGTCAAATACCAAATTACTCCTCCAATGACTAGGATGGCCATACTCACACCCATGTACAAGTACGATCGATTACCGGAACCAGCGGAACCATTAGAAGATGACGTAATTGTAGAAGAAGACATGATTCGATTAACGATTTTATTCTATTATTTTTTTTACGTGTCGCGCAAGAATCGTTTCCAGGATACCGAGCACTTTGTGGGTATGCACACGCACGCATGCGTGCGTGGATTGCCCAACGCGATAACCGATCAGTGAGAACGGAATCTCAGCATAATTGGGTTGCGTTTCGTGTTTAAACACCAAGATTCGTCGTTCGATTTGGATGGCTTGGCGGCGACACGCGGTGGCGTGTTTACCCGGTAACTGACCCAATGCGCTGTATACACGGAATAAGTATTTACTCAGCGATAACATGATCAATCCCCCAGGAAGGTTTCGTTCTTGTTGATATTGCAGATGATGAGTATTCCAGTCCCCTAGATTTTCAATTGCTGCGCACAAGTACTCTATAGGTTTCAGCGCCAATTTGTGTTTTCCTTGAGACTCGAGAACGACTACATTGACTGTACAAGGTGTATAATACGCCTCGATGGCGTAATAATTGCTGACACAAGCCAGTTGAAACAATTCTTCGGTCGAGTACTCTCTGTGACCACGGTACAGCATACGGTACAACCGTTTGGCGTACTTGTAATACAGGGCATACCGTTGAATGATGGTTTGGGTTTCGAGAGAGTAGGCTTTGGACGACGAATTTGACCATTCGAGTTCGGCGTCGAGACGCGCTTGGAAGGGTCGAGCGCGGGTGAGGAGACGAGCGAGATTGGGGTATCGTCGAGACTCGTTTTCCACGTTCAGCGAGGGGGGTAATTTCATGACGGCAAACAACAGGCATTGTCGCTCCTGTATCATGGTCTGTGGTTGTAAAGCCATCATACCGCCGGGTAGCAAGAGTCGTTCTGGGATGTCTCGACTGTTTCGACTGGAAAAGTAACCTGTGCAGTACAAATTTGTATCGAACGCACTTGCAAGCGTGTTTTGGTAATGTGCGACGAATCGGGTAAACATGCGCCACATCACATCGGGCGCGTTTTCACCGAGTAAGGTGATGTCATAATCGGAGAAAATAGTCGTACTCCCAAAGGCGGTATATGTCGTGAACCGATTGCGATTGTAGCACTGGAACAAATACTCGACCAGAAAAGTACGTGCAGAGGTGAGCAGTTCGACCATTCGAAGACTCAGCGTGGCGCGGTTTCCAGGTGGAAGGACGCGCATTTTAGCGATGCGTCGATCAGTCTTGAAAGATTGCTTGAGTCGTTGCCACCCAAATTCGAGGTGATCACGAAACAGTTGATCAAACGTAATGGGACAATGATCAGTCATTTTGTTTTTATTTATCGCAACCAATGAAACCATATGAACGCGAGGAATCCAAAGACGATGTCGATCGCGAGTGGGACGTACGCTTGTGGGTGCAAGGTCCACGCGAGGTATGCAAACGTGAGATAAAACATGCCGTGTACAGGGCGGATAGGGTCCCACCAAATCCGCTCGTAGTTGACTTCGCGACCCGTCTGACGGAGATGAAACAGATTGAGGAGAATAAAACTCAGACCGAACAATGCAGCAGGGATGCTCATCCATTGCACCCAATGGGGTGGGAGTGTGTACGCCAGATATACAAAACTCAGTCGTACGACCATACAACCGCCGAGAAAGAGGGCGATACGATTCATCGTTTTTTTTATCTTACCCGGTTTGATTTTTTTTGCAGTATCGTATCCAGCAGGGTATAGATAATGGAACGGACGGCTGATTGCAGTAATAGAGCATCTGGCGCACGTACCACAAAAATCCACGTTCCAATGCTAAATTGACAGCGGTTTCGAGATCAGTGGCTCCGTGCTGAAGGATGCGTAGGGATAAGGCAACGTCGGAGTTTGTCGCGGATCCATACAAGAGTTGGTTCAATACGATTTCGTCGGTTGAATGTTCACGCAGACACCAGTTGATTCCTTCCGGGAATTCGTATCGACCAAACTGGTACGCCAGCGTGTGATTCGGAATCCGATCCGTGTGTGTATACCCTATCCAAAATTCAAACACGCACCGTACGAGCTCTGGTGGAAGACGCGTGCACAACGCTAGGAATGTGTCAGTGTGGTGTAACATGATCATTAATTTCATTAATTTATTAAATCCGAGAGATACTCTATCCAAACCCGAAAATGACAATTGTTTGTCTCGTTATGATCGTAAAGAACGAAGCGGCATTGATTGCCGGTACGCTTACGCATTTACGCCCGTTTGTCGACTACGCGGTGATGTGTGATACCGGGTCTACGGATGATACACCATTGATCATCCAGACCGTTTGCGATCGTTTGGAACTCCCCGTGGTGATCTGTCACCATGAGTGGAAAGATTTTGGTCACAACCGTTCTTTGGCGTTCGCCAGTGCGTACGACGCCGTACCCGAAGCGGATTGGTATATGGTATTCGACGCGGACGATCGTATCGTGGGCGATTTTCCCGATCACACGCTACGAACTATACCCAAAGACGTCGGGGCGTTGTATTGTACGTATGGTACGGAATTTTTACGGTATCAACGTCTGACCTTTTTTCGAAAGACGTTGAAGTGGGGATATCGCGGCGTACTCCACGAATTTGCGTGCTGTTTGTCGAAACCGGACGCCGAAGTGCGAAAACAGGATTTGGGAGAAGGGTATTATATCCATATCAACTCTAGAGGAGTGAGTGGTCGAAGTCGCGATCCCGAAAAGTTTGTACGCGACGCAGAAATCCTTGTTCGCGCAATCGACGATCCTTCCACCGAAACGGACCTGTTATCCCGCTACATCTTTTACGCGGCGCGGAGTTTCATGGACGCCGGACAGTACAAAGATGCCATTCGTTACTTTGATCGTTATTTGGAAGACCGTTCGCGATGGTATGAAGAACGATACGACAGCCGAATGTGTAAGGCACGATGCATGCTTGCCCTTCTCCAAACCGACCCGACGGCCTATTCAGAGTCGGATATCCGAGACGCGTTCGTCCTAGCCAGTACAGAAGATCCGGAGCGAGCAGAGCCGTGGTACGAGCTCGCGCGTTGGTATCGTGTACACCACGCAGATTTCCATCTTGCATACGCGTTCGCTAAAACCGGCTTCAGTTGGGTACGACAGATTCCGACACGATTTTTGTTTTTGGATCGCGAAGTCTATACCTACCGTCTGATGGACGAACTTGCGATCGCGGCGTACTGGACGGATCGTGTACACGAATGTCGGGAACTCTGTACGATTTTATTGAGTCGTGCTGAACTTCCAGAGGAAGATCGTACGCGGATCCAAAAAAATCTAGGGTATTGTTGAACGTAATTATTTGTGTTGAGACCATACTTTCGTATTGTCATTGAAGGGGAATATAAGATCATTCGTCCTGTTCCATCCCTGGAGGGGTTTAATCCCAAAGCACGTGGCATCCCCTAAACCATTGGGAGCAGCCATTTCATTGACTCCTGCGTTTCCACAACCTGCGATACCGGATCGCTGCATGGGAAAGATTGTGTTAGTAGTGTTAGGCGTACCCCAAATAGGTATATTCCAAACGTTTGTCCACCCTGCAGCGCACCACTCGGCTCCCTGTTTTTGTGCATCAGAGACGTTTGTATACGTTGCTAATGAAGCTCCATACTCGTCACAAGCCAATCGAGCAGCTTCTCGCGTGAGAGAGTAGGCTCCATTACGTCGGACATTGAACGTTTCCCGGGGTTTTGGTGACACAAACACATAACTCGGTCCCGCGGGTCCGGTGGTCATATTGTAACTAAACATTACCATTGTATTATCGTTTAGTAATCGGAGCACATTCTCGCCGGCATTCCCTAGTGTCCAACTGGGTGTAGTCGAGTTAGAATTGTATATTTTGAGCCGTCCGTCGAGGTCCAAAGTTGCAAATCCAGGTGAGGTTGAACTCGTCCCGCTAGACCACAACGCTGCGCCTGTGCTCTGGTTATACAGTACCAGGTTTCCATCGCCTTGATAAAAGAGGCGCACCGAATTGTTTGGGCTTTGGATAAATTGCCCGGGATATATCCGTTCTCCCAACCGCAATTCCGAGGCATTCGGTGTACTATTGGCAATATCGACTCTAAACTTCAACGATCCTCCTCCACCAGCAAGAACGTCCAGTGTGGCTGTGATTTCCCCGGATGATGACGCTCCTCCTACACATAAAGTAGTCACTCGGCCGCTCGTGCACTGTCGCACAATGAGCGTTCTCGAGGCCGAATCCGAAGTGGGTGCCTGAGTTATTCGAGAGGCGAGTAAACTACATCCGTTGAAAATTTCTGTATTCGGGAAAAAGGTGACATTGGACGCAGATGACTGAAAGATCGCATTGGTTCCCGATCCCTGGATCATAAACTCGTAGACGTGTGCAAACGCGGGGTTGTTAAACTGTGTACCCGCGATCGTCAACGTACAAAATGCCGCTCCATATAATCCGTCTAGTGTAGTGATAGAGAAACAAGGTACAGCTTTACCATATCCCGACCACGAGATAAACCGCTGAATTTGATAATCAGCTGATCTACTGCCGTTGGGTGAAAAGAGACCCAACGTGCCTGTAGAATCGATGAAGAACCCTGCGCCTGTGGGTCCGGTTACACCGTCTAAACCCCTAGCACCCGTGGGTCCTGTAGGACCTACAGATCCTGTGGAACCTGTAGGTCCCGTGATGCTAAGCCCTTGTAATCCGGTGGCTCCAGGGGGTCCAACCGGTCCAAGAGGTCCGGTTGGACCCCCTGCGGGACCAGGTGGACCAGGTGGACCTCCAGCGGGACCTGTGACTCCAGCGGGACCAGTGGCTCCAGTGGCGCCTATAGGACCCATAAGCCCACGTGGTCCGTCCGGACCCGTGGGACCGGTGATACCAATGCCCGTGGGACCAGTTGGGCCAGTAGAACCCGTGGGACCCATTTCACCGATAAATCCACGCAGTCCCACGGGTCCGGTCGCCCCCGTCGGACCTGTGACGCCATCCAGTCCTTTAGACCCCGTAGGACCGGTTGCGCCTGTGACGCCAATCAGCCCTTGAGGACCCATTGGTCCGGTGGGTCCTCCTGCGGGTCCTTGGAATCCTCGCGGTCCCGTGGGACCCGTGGGACCCGTGACACCAGTACCCATCTGCCGACTGACATTCGACGACGATGAGGTTTGATCAGCGTTCGTTGAAGCGTCTGTATCCCCGCGAGTTCGAGTCAAATACCAAATCACTCCTCCAATGACTAGGATGGCCATACCCACGCCCATGTACAAGTACGATCGATTCCCGGAACCACCGCCCGAGTTAGAGGTTGTTGTCGCAGAAGAAGAAGACATAATTGAATAAGGTGTTTACGGTTTTATTGCATGTACGAAAAAAAAACAACACGCATCACACGGGATGATGATTATACCGGAAATACCAACGTCCATTCAGCGTCTGTTTCATCAACAAACCGGGGTGCGCGTCACTGTCGATCGATTCGTACGTATTGGGTGATCGCGTCCAATTGTACGTCGCTGTACGGATACGATCCATTTCTTTCGTATCGTGTGTCACCACGTTGTGTAGCGCATCCGACTTGACGAACCACTGATTGCACGAGTCGGGTGTACCCAAGAATCCGACAAGTCGATCGTAGAATCCACGACTGCTTCGTGTCATGGATTCGGGGAGGATACGGTACAATTCCTCGCTCGCGATCACGGACGAACCTGAAAGGGTTACGGGGGCAATGGGGTTGCGAATGGCTCGAAACACGGGTTGGACATAAATACTGGCTGGACGGTCCACAATCCCGAAAATCGGCGTATCGACACGTACGATCGGAACCGCAAATTCCCGAAAGTCTTCCGTGAGCAATTGGAGAACCGGTTCATATTCGCGTGTCAATACAATCGATCGACCCAGACCGCGTACCCAATAAATCAACTTTCCCGCCAGGGCTGTATGGTTACCGATATGCAACCATTCGGTAAACGACGACAGATCGGTTGCGTCTGCAGGTTCCCCCGAGTCCAAAGGCTCCACTTGAAAATAAGGTATTTTTGTTTGTAGTTGGGCAATGAGCGCCGTTTGTGATTCAGATTCTAGTTTGTACAATAATTGTAACCATTCGACTAAACTCGTATTGGGCTGTCGAGTCAACGTGTACCACTCGCGAAGCGTCGGTAGGTGTGCAGTGGTCTCGATCAGCGTCTGGACCGCTTGTCGAACCGTCTGCAAGCTTTGTGAACCAGAATCTGTCATTGTTTGGACACATGCCACATGAATTGTAAAACGCAAATTCGTTTTTCAATTTACTAGATACAAGTTTAGATTCGAGGAGATTGACGCATACCAGGGGTATGCCATGACGGAGGTAAACCTTCGAGTACTTCGACCGCTTGGAATTCCACGGGAACGAGGGTATGATGCTGGGCGTGAACCCATTCGGTCATACGGGCCAACCCATCGTCCAAGGACACGGGTTCTCCCAACTCGAACACACGTCGGACTTTGGAGTGATCCGAAGAGGCGTGTTGTACTTCCTTGCGTGCGGGAAGGTATTCGATGCGTACATGTTGTTGAACCATACCGAACGCACGACCTACGGCTTGGGCAAGAGCGTTGACGGTGTACGCTTTTTCCGCGCCGACGTTGAACACTTGATTTCGCGCTGCAGGGACGAATGGACCACGGGCGATTACAGGCGCGACGTCGTCAATATACGAAAACGCCCGTGTTTGGTTTCCGTCGCCGAAAATGGTCAACGGTTGGTTGGTTAAGAGTTGGTACATGAAAATGCCAATCACGTTGCGGTACTTGTCGTACAGATTCTGGTGGGGTCCGTACACATTGTGTGGTCGAAAAATGACATATTCTAAACCCCACATGCGATACGCGGCTTCCAAATCGAGTTCAAACGCATATTTCGAGATACCGTAGGGATCTTCGGGTTGAGGCGTTACACTTTCGAGCATGGGTGTTTGTGCCGCGCCGTACACGGCAATGCTCGACGTGAACACAAAACAACGGACGCGACCAGAACGCACCGCGGCATTCAAGAGTTCCACCGATCCTACCAGGTTTACACGGTAGTTGTATGACCGGATAAAATGAGACAACCCTTCGGCGGCGTACGCGGCCAAATGATATACAATCTCGATCGGATACGTGTCGAAAATCGTTTGGATCCACTGGGCATCGCAGATCGATCCTTGGACAAACGTCACGAGTGGATGCGAGGGAATGTTGCTCGAGAATCCGCCGGAGAGGTCGTCCAAGGCGATGACACGTAGATGGAGGGTTTCGGCGCAGTATCGCGCGACATGGGAGCCAATGAATCCCGCAGCCCCAGTGACCAACACGGTTTGTGGCGGAGAGATGGACGATTGCATATTGTCGAGTTTTATTTTCCGTTCCTTGCCTCTAAATCGTTCAACCGGATCGCGGACGTAATACTCCCAAAGGTAGCGTTAGACGCTGAGGCATGTATCGCGACGTACCAAACAGTAGGGTCATCTTGGCGAATCGATAAATCCGTGTTCCATGGTGCCAGTGTAGCTCGATGGTCGGAGACGTATGCGCACGCGCATCCGGAACATCGTCGACGTACCCTACGGTAAAGTAATCCTCCGGAAACAGACACACGGCATCTTGATGCGGAATTTCCAAGTAGAACGAGGCGTGGTGAAAGTGTTTACGGGGGTACAGCAACACCGTCGTACCGGAACCCGTCACGATGTACTCGTCCTCTCCCGACTCGGGTGCATACGATACGATCTCCTCGAGCACCGAACGATAAAGAGACCGATGGGTGTACTGGTGAATTTCCTGTAGAATCGAGGGGAAAATCCAATGGCGAATCACTTGGGTCACCAAATCCATAGGTAAAGCTGTGGTAGGTAAAGAGGGGATATGATTCATCGTGTGGGTATCACGCGTAAATTTGACGAAATGAACGCTTCACGGTTTCATTCCGTAGGTCTCCCATTGCGTACACAACGCCACTCCCAGTGGATGCAACACTGGAAACAAAGAATAGATTTTCTCCCGGATGCTTTGTGTACGATACAGGACCAGGTGTGGTTGCTCTACATACCCCAAACGATGCAGTGTCGTGTGACCGTCGAGACCGGTTAGGTTCGGAAGTTGGTCGCGATCGTACACCAACATCAAGGCGTCTACCGTAGCGGGAATGGTGCGAAGACGAGCGTCCAACGCGTCGAGCATGGGTTGGGCGAGCGGCGCGGAGTAATCCTCTGCGTGCACCAACAACCACTCTGCCTCATGATGGTGCTGCATACACGCGAAAAAATGACCAAAGTACTCGACGAGCTGGGTGTCACTGAGGGGTGCACGGATCCAGTAGCGCAACGAACGTGCATCGTAGAAACGATTCACGTTTAGACGAGGGTAAGTGACCACGCGCCATCGCGTGGACGTTGTGAGATGAATCGGTACCGGATGCGTGTCTGCGAGCGGTGACGCTCGAAACGATCGGAAGACTTGGCACAACGTATGCTCAAAATTGTGCGCAATCGGAAGGAGTCGAAACATTTTCTTACACAAGGCACGTGTCCGAATGACGATCACACCTTGAAAATCCGCGGGAGCCGAACGTAACGCCACAATCCCCGCAGGAAGGCGCGGTTTACCCAGTATGGGCCGAGGGACAAATCCCGGATGGTCGGTGTCCGCCCAAAACACCACTTCGACTCGTTCGGGAAGTTTGGACAAGTATGTGATCCAAGGAGTGGTCAACGGTTCGATTCGATTCCGGGAAAGACACACAAAGGGTGTGGGGGATGTCCACACCGTTGCCAGAGCGATCCAAAGTCGCAAGTAATCGTGAACGACCGATGTGGGCTGTTGGTGTCTTCGAAAGGATTTCCAATCTACCCACTTGGCAGCAATCCAGCGTCTCAAATGGTCTGGAGAAGCCGCAGGCCACTGGGCATCGCCAAGATACGCTACAGGAACGTGGTAAGGCATGGATTCCTCCCACAATTCGGTGCGCGTGTCAATCGGAGTCGGTCGACGTCGCGACCAAAAATGGGCACTTAGCGCGATCAAGATCAGCAGAGCCGCAAGAAGGAGTTTTACACGACGATAACGGTCATAGAAACGCATGGATGGTCTTTCTTTATTGTCCAGGTCCCATGAGCTTTTTACTTACTTTTTTTTCTCTGAACCGTCGAGGATCAATGGATGCGTGAGCGTAAACAATTCATGCATGACTGCATCGTACTTGATCCGGTACTTGTACACGTCCTTGATCAGATGGTGGTACTTGGTGCCATACATAACCGTCAAGACTTCTTCGACGGGATTAATCAATAAATGAAGGTAATGGAGGGTGTCGATCATTTGTTTCGAAAAATGCAGCTTGAAGTATTCAATCTCTTCCATTTTATCGGAGACGCTGCTTTTGTGTCCTACGCGGCGAGTGACCACGTACGATAAGCGCGAACCGGATTCGATATGCTGCCCGCGTGCACGCATACGGAGCGCCAGTTGGACGGCTCCAGGTAGGTGAGATTGATAGAACTGTTCCTCGGTGACGACTTGTTTTTCGTCCATTTGCCGTTGTCGCTCTTCCGGGGCTTCCTTGAGCCGCGGAACCACATAATCTCCATACTGTATGGTCTTGGCGTTCCGGTAGGCGATTTGGAAACCGTGGATTCCTTTGACCGATTTCGACATCTGAAACGCTTCAGGAGGGGGTTCGCGCGCGTATAACCGGGTGATGTCACACAGAATCGAGTCCAGTACCGTCGTCTCTTCCTGTCGTTCTAGAACCCGACGAATCAAGGCTTCGTAAATATCGCGGACGATTTTGGAATTATCGCGGCGTTTCAGTAACACTCCTTTGTTTTCGATTTTGGTGGAGACGACTCCTTCCGGGCTACAGCTCAGGTACAAGTATCGTTTCTTGGACAGAATCAAATATCGGGCGTAGATATGTTCTTCGAATTCTAATCGCATAGGATCGGGAAAACATTTCGAAACCTCTTCGGACACGTGTATGGAATGATTCCAAATCGCCTGGAGATTATCGGTGAGATGTGGAAACCGTACGTAGTTGGAATCGGTGTTTTTCACGATCATCTGACCCACTCCAGCTTGAAAACGTCCCGATGCGGTTTCCAGGTCGTACACAAAATTGGAAAATCCAGTGATGTGTGGATGTTCATAGATCATTGACGTGTGCGTATCGAACGAGCGCGCGGATTCGACTTTGAGTTCGTACACGACGCGTTGTTGCGTTTCGTCGAATTCGATTCGGGTATGAATCCGTACCGATTCTCCTAATCGGGTCAGAAGAAGATAGAAATCTTGGGCCAACGCCGGATCCGAAAACTCGAGTTTCGGATAAAATTGTTCGCTACGGAATCCTTGAATAAAACGTCGTATGGCTTCTGGAGAGGCATGGAACAGATGTTCAGGGACGCGCGAACGACAAAACACGCCTTCGCGGTACGCCTCGTTGGGTTGAGGCGCGTTCGCGGACGATCCTTCTGACAACTCCGACGGAGACGGGAACGCGTACAGCAGTTTCTGACCCATCTGCACGTCCCGTGGACGGATTTTTTTCTTGTTCGCCGTCAGTAGGGAATGGTCCTCGGTCACACAGACCACGCCACGTGCCGAACCTACGGTGTACAGCCGTTTTTGTGTCTTGTGTCGAATGACTTTACGAATGCGTGTCCATCCTTGATCGCTCCACACCTCTAAAGGCGTTAGAGCGTACTGCTTATCCAGACGAATATTCCACAGATCAAACATTCGAAAAGTCGGGTAAGCCGTCCAGTCGGATTCTTGGGCGAGCGAGGCGATTGTGCGCACAGATACTCGTTTGGTCACTGGGTCGCGAACCAGTATAGGCGTCTCACCCGTCACCGAATCACCGTATACAATCTCTCCCTGATGCTCCGTCTGGATGATTTGCGAGACGCGTTCAATCGACTGACGACCCACAGCCGTGACACACATTCCAGCGGGCATGAACGGCAGGTATCCACGACGAGTAGTCAATGCGCCATACATGGAGTTACTGGAGACCTTGTAGGCCAACTGACGTTTGTTGAGAATGTCGTACAACAACGTATTCGGGTCGACACTTTTCATCTGTTTGCGTACGGCTTTACGAGCGTCCAGAAGATTACGAATAATTGTCGGAAGGACACCTAGGGGTTCCTTGAGCCAAAAGTACGAATAATCTTTACAGCGGATTTCTTTCTCTTTGGTCCACTCGGCTCGCGTGCAGCCACAGTTGATGTGTTCGCCCCAGGCGATATGGGTGAGTCGGTCCCGACCGATTCGGTCGACATCCGTTTCCGGTACAAGAGTTGTAAAGTCGATGTTGTGGCTGATAATAATACTGGGGTAAAGGCTACAAAAATCGAAACTGACCACATTGTCGTACAGCCCGGGTTCCGGTGTGAACACGTACGCTCCTGTGCACATATCGTCCTCGGCAACTTTGAAGCGTCCACTCTCCGTGACAATATTATTTTGATAGCAGTATTTGTACACTTGGCTGAACACCTTCAGTTGTTGTCCGTACAAAAACAAATGGGCGTGGGGGACTTGACAAATCTTGGCCATTTCCGTCAGAGAGTACCAGTACTGGAATTTCTCAAACAACTCCAACACCAACACCGAATCTTTCACGCAGTATCGACCCACAAGTCCGAGCGCGCGTGAGACTCCACCGTCCGACGATTCCTGCATCCCGACTTTATAACACGTAAAGATATCATAGTGGTTGAGGGGATCTTTTCCCGTGCCCAGAAATTTCTCGGCCACCGTATCGAGTTTGTAATTTTCCAAGTTGAAATCGCGCTGGATAAGCGTCAAGAGGTCGATCGTCATTCGGCCTTGTAAGTCGATGAAATTCATTTCTTGGTTGCTATACGCAGAACTGCTCCAACGGATGGTTTCCAGTTTACACTTTTCACGTGTACACCCATGGCGTACAAAATCGTCGTGGATACGTTGCTCCGTCGCGCGTTTGTACATAAACGGAATATCAAATTTGAAGATATTGTACCCGATAAGGAGCTGAGGATTTTTCTCAACGACCAGATCGTTGAATCCCATGAGTAGGTGAAATTCTTTCTTGAACCGCCGCACGATGACGCCGTCGAGAAACGCCGGGTCGGGATTACCCAACGTGAGCAGGTAACGTTCCCAGGTGTCCTTCGGCTGGGATTGGCGTCCAAATACACACGAGATTTGAAAGACGACGTCGTTGGCGTGCGATCCATCTGAAAACTTGTTCGGATCGTGAAAATTACACTCGATATCATAGCTGAGAATCAAGGGTTGTGGGACGGATAGAGTCGTGTGGTCATCCGGGTGGAGCGGAGACAGGCTTTTCCAATTCACTGCATACTCACGCGTTAGTCGCGAGACCGGTTCCGGCGCCGGATTGGGATTCTTGATTTGAAACCAATCCGCTGTGGAAATGCCACGTAAACACGTCAACTGCAACACTGGCGTGGCATTGTGTTCGTAGACTTCAATCGTCAAGTTACCCAATCCCATTACACTGAGCTCTTTTCGAATGCTATACGCAAAGTGACGTCGGTCACGTTCCGTCTCGAACGCGACAAACAGATACGGATGGGTATCGTACCGCGCTTGATCGCGGTCGTCGTAGTGTAGGTGTGCATAATACAGCGGGCGTTTGTACATCAACGACGTTTTGAATAATTTCGGTGTGGTTTTCTTCAAGACAGCAAGGAGCCGATGGACTGCAGTTGGGGTCCAGTCGATGTGCGCAGGGAGTTTGACGTAGACGTACGGTGTGAACTCCTGAAGTCGTACCATTGCGACTTGATTGTCCGCTTCAAAACCATATACGTGAATTTCGTTATCACGGACGTGCCACGAATACGGGAAGAACGCAATCGACGACGACATACACAAACAAAATACACAAACAAAATACACGAATACGTGAGACGAGACTTGGAATGGCTGGGTTGTAAGATGAAAAATCAATTTTTTCTGGTACGAAAGTAAATTGATTTTTTTCTTTTCGTCATTCATTCTCTTCATCTACACACACATGACTCCAACGTTCCGGTCGGTACAGACATACACAGATCTTCTCCAGGCAAATATCGCATTCCTCGAAGGGCAACTCCTCCAGAGTCCTTACCATCTCGGTCCAATCGACGAAGAAACCGTACCTTTACTCCCTAAACTGACCCAGCTCAACCGCCTTGGGTTTCTCACGGTAAATAGCCAGCCTGCGCGTAACGATGTAAAGTTTGTCCAACGTACACAGACATGGTCCGCGACCCGACAACTCGCCTTTCTCGAAGGGTACATGCCCAAGGCTTGGTTGCCGTCGTTCCGGACTTTTATGGATCCGTACGAGACGAATTGTGTGTATTACGTGTATCAAGTAACCGACCAACAGCGCTGGTGTTGTTTTTTCAAACGCCATTCTCGACCTTTTCTACGTTACCGCGAGGGGACCGCCGAACCAGAGATGTGCGTCACGTGGGATAAAGCTCATCCCGACCTGGAGTGTTTGGATAGGGTCTCCTGGCGGTGTTACACTTGGTTTTACCAATCTAGCAACGACTACGATTTCGCGCGCTGTCCTTGGGTAGACGAGATACTTGTCGATCACACGGTCAAGATTTCATTGATTTGTACAGATCCGGAAGAAGATCTTGAACAGTTGATGTTGACGTTTGTGATGATGAATCAATAAACCATCCAGGATTTTTTTTTCCAACTCAATAAACCCATGTCCCCACAACCTTCTGATGCGCGATTGTATGAGCGGGTTAAACGGAGTGTGTATCGTCAACACCCCCGACACTCGGCGTATCGTTCTGGACTTGTCGTCCAGGCCTACAAACGTGCCTTTCGTAACGAATACGGTTCCCGGCGTTCTCCTTACCGCGGTCGTCGGCCATCGCGTACGGGTTTGTCGCGCTGGTACAAAGAAAAATGGTCCAATCAACGTGGCGAAGTAGGGTATCGATACGCGTCCGATGTCTACCGCCCCACGCGTCGCGTGACCGCGCGCACACCCCTCACCTTTCGTCAACTATCGCGCGCACGAATTTCCTCCGCGAGACGCCAGAAAGCTCGTAGCGGTCGTGTGCGTCGATTCTGATCGGAGTCATTTCTCTTATTTTTCTACTCCAGCTATACAACAATGAACGTTACAGAAATTGCAGTTTCTCGTATTGTCACCCGTGTCTGTGTCGAGCAGGAGCTCAATTGTCCGGATTACAAGACCCTCATTGCATACCTGACTGGACGACAGAGCGTTCAGACCCAACGCATCAGTTGGAAAGAATTGGAATATCGTCTATGGTATGCAATGGAACAACTCGACGCGGATCAGACAGAAGTGACCCTAGAATGGATTCGTCCGTATTTTGACGATTAAGATCGTGTGAATTTACAACTTCCACACGGGGCGGGTTGACTTCGCCACCATAACCAATACACAATTAACGCGAGACCGAAAAGGACCAGGAGCCAGTAAAACCAGCGGTACTCTTTTTCAGATTCTTTTTGGGCTTGAATACTTCCTCCCACAGCTGTCGCAGTCCCTAAAAAGGGTAAAACGCACACTGGACAGACCATATTGTTTCTCTTTTATTTACAACAATAACGATCGTCAAAGTACGCTGCAACAATTCTAAAATGTCTAAAAATTCTAAAAATTGTGCAGGCGGACAGCAGGTAGGCTAGTGCGCGTGATCATTTCTGCTATTTTATTTGTTTGTTTCACGTCTCCCACATGCCTCGTCCTCAGCCTCGTGGTCCACAGCTTAGTCGCGAAGCCTCCCTCGGAATGTTCGGTCCCAACCGCCGCCGTTCTCGGGAACCAGTGGAATTTGAACTTCCGCCGGAATTTATCCTGAACTACAACAACAACAACACCACCACACGTACGACTACTCAAGGGCAACGCCGATCTCGCCGGGAACCTGTGCACCACGTGATGTACCTGATATGATCGTGTCTATTTTTTTTACCCATTGGGTTTTTGAAGACACAAATACAAAATTGAAAATACTTTTACAGATCGTGTCTGAACGATAGCGACAATCATGGTGGTTTTGTGCGTCGGAGACATTCATATCAAGCCGACGAATTTGCCCTTGATCGACGGTCTGGAAGTACAATTGGTCGAAGCCGTTCGGCGTGAATCGGTCCAGTGTATTGTGCTTCTCGGGGACATTCTCGATACGTTTGAGCGTTTACACACCCAGGCCTTGAATCGCGCTTATCGATTGATTGATACTTTGCGTGCCGAGGCGCACGTGTACGTACTGGTGGGTAACCACGATCTGATCAACAATCAGCAATTTCTCACGGACCAACACTGGATGAACGCGATGAAAGATTGGCACAACGTAACGATTGTCGACCAGGTAGTCACCCGGTCGGTTACTGGAATGGAGCTCGTATTTGTTCCGTACGTTCCTGTCCAACGGTTTGTGGAGGCGTTGGAGTCGGTGGGAAATGCCGCGTGGAAACACGCGGATTATATTTTCGCACATCAAGAGTTTCAAGGATGTAAAATGGGCGCTATTCAGTCTGTACACGGTGATGCGTGGGCGGAGGATGCGCCAATGATCGTGTCCGGTCATATCCACGACTACCAGCGTCCCCAGGACAACGTGTTGTACATTGGTGCGTCGGTACAAAACAATTTTGGGGACCAAACTGATCCACGATTACTGTGTATCCGAGGACCTCGGCGGAATTGGATCGAAATCCCCGTCTTGCTTCCCAAAAAGAAAACCGTCTACGCGACTTTAGACGACGTCCACGAACTGGATCCGACGGTATGGGTGGACGATCCGGCAGTGGATATGGTACGGATTGTGGTACGCGGCGACTACGAACAGTTCAAGACCTTTACGAAAAGTACACAGTATGAACATCTCGTGGCTTCACAAAAATGTAAAGTGGTTCACAAGCCGCTACCTCCCGTCGAACCAACCACAACCACAACAACAACAACAACCACAGCAAATCCGTCTCATCCGGAAGGTGTTCGCGATTCCGCTGTCGAGGCGTCTTTTGAGTATTTGGTTTCCCGAAGGGTACTTGAACGGCGGGACGAGTGGTTATACGTGGCATTCGAGCACGTGGCGTATGGGGATACGAGTGTATCTCCAGACGATTTACTCATTGTGTAACAGGGGTTGCGTTATGATTGGGAGCTTTTAATAAAAATCGAGATGGTTCCCAGTGAGCCTACTTGAGCGCGGATTAGCAGCGGCAGAGAGTCGTGTAAAAATACGTGGAGGAGCGTACAGAGCGACGAGATTTTCGACACTCGGACGAGTTGTTCGGCATCGAAATGGTAATGCACGAGAGCGTTTAGGTCGATTTTTTCGTCGTCGGTTTCCTCGCCGAAATGGATTTGTTTTTTGTAGATTCCTGGGGTTTCACATTCGAACATGACAAATTGCTCATTTCCGTACACGTGTACTTCCTTGCCAATATTCAACATGTCCTTGCACATTTTCTGAAATTTACTACTCGAGACGTGCACGGGATGAGCATATTGATCAGGGACGTCAATGTCCAACGATTGGATATTTTGGATGGCGATTTTCGAGATCTCGGTATGATCGCGTTCCCGTGGCGTCACGATGATCTGTAGCTCATTGGGAGCTTCGCTATCGATTTGTAAAATCAACGAGTCCTTCTTCTTGAGCGACGAGATGATTTTGTATAGATGCGAAACGTTAATCCCAAACAAGAGATCTTCCGAATGGAGGGCGTATTGTGAGAAATTCGTGGCCAGAAGCTGAATGTCGATGAGTAGGCGTTTGTGCGCGTCGATCATCTTGGAAAACAGTCCTTCCTGGGTTACTGAAATCGAGATGGTTTTTAGGGTATTATGGAGCACTTCTCCGAGGATTTTAAAATTAAATCCTTCGTTGGTCTTGGCACGGAAGAGAATTGTCATTTTGTTTAAAACCGGACCACTTTCATTTAAATTGCGTTGTTTTTTTCACTAAAAATAAATGGACGAATATTTTGACGATCGAGCTGTCGTATTTCTAGAAGATGACGATTTTGACAATAGTGGCAAGTTTGTCCACAAGCTCAACAATCGTCCTCTCATCGTGATGATGGGCGGCAGTTTCTGCCCCCATTGTCGACACGCCGCACCCGCATTTAACGCTTTCGCCAAGGCGATGCGCAAAAGCAACCAAGCTGTACCAGCCATCATCCAAGTCGACAAATCCGAAAACGAAGGTCGTTTGGGATCCCGACTGGGAAGTATGTTTCCGGATGCCGGACGCGGTGTCCCCTGTTACTTGATGTTTAGCCCTTCGGGACAGTTTGTCAAGACTCACGAAGGACCGCGTACTCAAGAGGCTCTTGAGAAATTTGCGCGCGGGGAATAATTTTTTTTTTGAAATACACTTTCGTTTCAAAAAAACGCTCACGATAAACCACTCGGACGTACCGCAGCGGATGCCAAGATCTGCAGACCGGCGTCCAGATCGGTCTTACCTCGGGATAGTGCATCGAGGATGGGTCGTCGAAGTTCGGGTGTACCCCGAATTGATTCCACGATTGATTTTCCATATGGAATTTCGACTTTGAATTTGCTAATCGTAGCCCATAAGACCTTGAACAACGGCTCGTAACAGTTGCTACGGATGTCCTGTAATCTCAACGTATATTCCAACCCGGCTTCGCACCAGATGTTGATACGATTGTTCAATTCATCGGTACGATTACGGACAAGGATATTACCCACCAAAATGGAGATTTTCCTGAATTCAGAGTATACGGATAACGCCTGCATTACGCATTTCTCCGCGATGGTATTCAGTTCTTTTATAGCGGCTTTGAGTTGGTTGATTTCCTCGGGTTTCGCTGCACCCAGTTCATCCGTACCGAAAACTGTCTCTAAAAGAGTGTATATCCCCTGCATTTGTTTGAATATTGCGATGTGTAGTTCCACAAGTTTGTACGTCACGAGATTCCGAAGTAGTTCGTTGAGTTGGCTGTTATTCGGGTAGACGAAACCTTGTAGTGCCACGAAACTCATGTCGGAATAACTTTCTACCACGTGACGATTGATATTTTTCAATTGCTGAGCGTTGTTCTCGAGAGCCTCAATCGACCCACCAACGGCAAGAACTTTTGCTTGGAGTTTCGCTTCCTCTATGAAACGCATACGCAAGTACAGACCACTGAGAATCATAAACAGAAAAAATGCGACGATGGCAATGGCGTACATCCTATTTTCAGAGGTCAGTTGCATGATGGTGGTTTATTATTCCCTTTGAAAAAATATTTGGTTCTCCAATAAACTTCACAATCCCATGTATTCCTCCTCTCGCGATTCACGCACACCCGTATACCCCCGTCAAAGGAGCCGTAGGAGCCGAAGGAACCGAAGGAGTCGAACGCCCGTATACCCCAGCCGAAGGAGTCGTACTCCTGTATACCCCCGTCAAAGGAGCCGAAGGAGCCGTACGCCCGTATACCCCCGTCAAAGGAGCCGAAGGAGTCGTACTCCTGTATACCCCCGTCAAAGGAGCCGAAGGAGCCGTACGCCCGTATACCCCCGTCAAAGGAGCCGAAGGAGCCGAAGGAGCCAAAGGAGTCGACAGCGCACGTACAGCTTGGTGGTTCGTGATCCCGAACGCCGAGGTCAGGTAATGACCTTACAGATCCCTTCGCGTCAAATGTGTTCCCGTTCCCGTCACGCGCCTCGTTCGCGACGGCGTACGTACTGCGGTACTAAACCCGTCGTCCCACGTGGATACACACGCCGCGGAACCGAGTTTGAATGCCTACGCAAAGGATTCGGAGCAGGTCGATGCTCGATTTTTCCACGAGATGAATAAAGACAACAACAACAACTAAATGACAACAATTCGTTCTCTCGTACTCCCTGTGGCGTGTATTCTGTTGGGGCTGGTCGTCGGTTGGATCTCCACAGAAGGTCACAAAACCCAGACTGTCCGTTTGTTGGACGTCGTGATCATTGGACCCGTGATGATCGCCATGGGTCTTCTGACGTGGCACGTGTACGGCGCCCTCGCCTGGCTCCTGGTGTTCATCGGCGCGACTACAATCTCGTACAATCTAAAAAATTACCTACACGAACAAACCTAACTGCGATGGCCATCGACCCTGAACCACACCTCTTTCGTATCATTTCGTATTTTCTAAGTACGAAATTATTTGTTTCCGATCTCGATCCACTCGCGCATAATCCACAGGATATTCGTCGCGCGGAAGTCGATCAAATCATCGGGTTACTCGAAGAACAATCTTTACCCGACGATTTCCGGCGAGCGGTACCCGGATACATCAAACATCATTTCTATAGTGTACGAACCGAGGAACGTCTCTATCTGTTGTTCAATACGCTCTTCAAAATCATTCTGAACGCAACGGAACGACGGCACAGTGTCTTGATTTACAGCCGGCGCCCAGAGTATTGTACAGCCGTCGTGATCGCCTTTTTTCTTCGGGCGCATATGCTCGCTCCACATCTGTTGGTATACGCACCTTTACAACCCATCCCCAAAACTCGGGAAACGTACACACTATCGTACTTACACTATCTCGAACAAGTGTATCCACCCGCGTTCCTCACCGCAGATCTTACCCGAATGCTCCATACGTACGAGCGACAGCACATTATCATCCCCGACCCACTGGAAATCGATTCAGATCCCGAACCCGAACCATCGACTACGGATCATACGACTGAATCGACGGCTATGGACGTGGATCCTTGGACAGAATTTGTCACGGAATTTGTCTCCTTTTTGATTCCAATTCCACCTCCAGCACCGCCTGCTGTCCAGGTTGCGGTTCCGCCGCCGGGACTTGTCGCTCCAATACCCGTACGACGAACTCCGGGTACAGACTTACCTCCTGGTTTGGACGGAAGGAACAACGACCCGAAATGAACGAATCATTCTTCCTATTTTTAACGAACCGCATGCAAGACTACATTTGGGAAAGCTCTCCTCCCTCGACACCCCATGAACTTCGACGCCTACGACGCTGCAGTATTCCGGATCCGTTTAATCTCGATCCTAACGACCCTACGTGGCCACCCGCACAACATACCGTGGAATCTAAGGAGCCCAAATATCAAGGTAGAATTCAACGTCGCTGTCAATATTGTCGTGACTGGGTTCTGGTCACCAACCGACGCGACGAGAACGGATTTTGCTTTTCGATGGGAAGTATGTTTCATTGTCCCGAGCAGCCTCAAGGACCGCACGAAAAGTGTGTCCGTTGTCATCAAGTATTGTTCTGGAATGAACGTATGGAATGTCCCGCAGCTCCGTATACATTTTGTGATGCATGGTGAATAAAAACCATCGCGTACACCTTCTTCTTCTAAACGTATGGCTAGTACAAGCAACCAACCACATGAACACACAAGTCTGCACCGGGGATGGAACATGTTTGTATCAATGTGACTGCGAATGTTACGACGAAAATACAGGAGAACGGGATGAAGAGTGCACCTGTGGACACCGACAACACGATGGGTATTGTCCTTCAGAATGCTGCGTTCCGATAGAATGTCGGAACTATCCACAATGTCTCGAAAACGGTCCACAATGGTACTTGACTTCTCATAACGGAATGTGCGTCAATTGTGCGGTTCAGTTGGGGCCGTATAAACGAACCACGCAAAACGAAGATTGTATCGCATGTCTGGAACGTAAAACGATACTCGCGCTAACGTGCGATCATAAATTCTGTACGGATTGTTGGTACAGATTTGTGCGCGAAGACGAAGATACACGAACTCGATGTCCGCTGTGTCTCGCTCTTCCCCCAGAGTCTGAATGAAATGAAGATTGTATTTGTAACGTAAAAACCCCAAAGGGTGATTCGCGCATCCAGAGATATGTGGGACCGCTTGTACGAGTGAGAAAAAAAATAAATCTTCTGAATCGGAAACCGCCGAGTAAATTGATTCGGACAATCCCTTCTCAACGATGTCGAACGCGCGAACAGGATGCGCACGCGAGCGTACTGCCAAGACTGTCAACGGGCTTATCATGACATTCGAACGCATTACCAGACACAAAAACACTTTCGGAATGCGATGGTCTCTTCCCATACCCCTGAATGTTCGATTTGCATGGAACCCCGCGACGAATTCGTGCAGTGCGTCCAATGTGTGTACACTTGGTGTACGCGATGTAATACATCGTTGACACGATGCCCTTATTGCCGTCTGAACACGAACCCTTCTCCTCATCAGATTCGACGTCTGCTTCACCAAATGGAACGATGGCGCAGACGACACGTCCAGGACTTACCCAATCTACCTCCGCTGATGGTACGTATGTCGTGGGACGAAGTCCGATACCTAGCTACACTCATGATGCAACAACAACAATAAACAACTATCCCCCGTTTAACATTTTCTAAGACCGAATAAAATGTCGTCTTTCACCCTAGAACGAAAAGCTCAGGCGTATACCCACCAAACCACACCGGACTGTATCTATCGCCGCGTAGACACCGGTCAATGGTTCAATGTTGAGCACGAAATTATGTACAATTACCCGGAATCACGACCCAACTACGCACAAGAACCTGGTTTGTTGGTTCACCCGTTCACGTATCAGAATCTCGAGCTGGAACCCGGCAATGAGTTGACACCCGAGCGGGTCATGCAATTTTATATATTTCGTAATCGAATCGTCCAAGATTTTCTGATGGAGCACACAGACGCAACAGGTGCGTTATTCATCCTCAACAATCAGTTGTCTCCTCCGCTCGACGAAACGCTCCAAGAACGGTTTATCGAGATTGCGACGGTGTTTTTGGAGCGCGCGCAAGAATTCGGTCAGGAACAGGCTGCTGTGCAGTGCGCATCCGATTATCTGAACCCTCGGATCACGAATTTTCGCGTCGAGTACGAGCGCGACCAACAACTCGAGCGCGAGCTTGAACCACTAGCCGTTCCGCACAGCGCGTTCGCTCTCACGTCTTACGCACCTTCCTTTTTGTTTACACCCGAAGCGTACGCCCGTATCCGCAATCTAGACCAGTTATTGGACCGTTCGATGGTGTCCAGTGAGGTGCCTTTGATGGTTCGTCCCACGCTCCATAAAGTCCTCAAAGGATACACGTATACTCTTGACAAAAAGATTCCCACCGACAAACCCAACCAGTTTCAGTTTTTGTTCCTGTGGTCGGAGTACGGAAAGGCGGTCGTGGAACACGATCTACAGCGTGGGACGCTGACCCTATCGTACGAACTGAAAAATGCCGAGGACGATAGTGCGGACCGTCTAGATCTCTTGGGTACACGTACTTTGGGTCATCAGCGAGACGATTTCGTACAACAACCGGCGCGACTACAAGGTCAAGTACAAATCACAATTTCCACACTTCCTTTCCAATTGGATTTATGGCGAGAATTGATCATGAATGATCGCCGAGCGCAACAATTGTTTGCACTCAACGAACTCCAACTGACCGATTCGATCCGTTCGGTGGGGTTAGCGGGAGTCGATAACCCCGAGTCTTCCGACCCGGTTGAGCCGACCGCCGATGTTATTCAGAGTCTGGTACGCGAAGAAAATCTCAACGCCATTCCACATATTCACCTTCCTACTGGTGTGGAATTTAGTGTCAAGCTCGAATCGACCTCCTTGACTCTACTTTTCGATCACTTACAGAACGTCGAGGACGCCGAGTGGATCAGTCGTCATTTCGCGCAGTGTGTGGGTTTGTATGGACAACAGCGACGTTCATTATTGCAAATCTATCGCACGTTTACCACGGCGTTGCCACCGGCTACGCTACAACCCGGAACAACCGCTGACAAACCCAAAGGTAAAGGAAAAAGTAAAGGCAAACCGACGGTGTACACAATCTTTGAAGCCAATTATACACGATGGGTTGGGAACAAAGTCCCCACGCTTGTGAGTCGCGAGGAAGCGCGAACGTTACAGCAAGCGGGAACACAGGTGATGTCCTTTCCGAAACCGGCCGATTTGGCACCAGGTGAACAAACCATGTACTTTACGTGTCACTTGCGAAACGATGGACACAATTATCCCGGATTACATCTCAATCCCAATCCAGAAGGAAAATACCCCCTCCTTCCTTGCTGTTATAAGGAAGATCAATCGCAAAAGAAACATTCGATTGCGTACGAGTATTTCGCTCCGGAATCGCAGTTGGGATTCGCGGATTATCGCGCACGGCAGAAAGATCGTTCATTCGTCGGCGTGGACCAGACGGATAAGTGTCCAGATTTGATTCGCGAACTCTATCAACTCAATAGTCTGGTCGCTCCCGTGCGTTGGGGAGTCCACCGTTCACCGCTCAGTGCACTCGAGTGTGTGTTGTACGCGCTCAACTACAATGGATTCCGCACGACTCCGGTTGACGATCGTCTCGGTGTTGTTGAACAGGAATTTGCGCGCATGTTTGCGACGTTTCCCTACGCAAACGAACTGTGTGCACAAGAGCGTTGGGATCAACCGATCACCGCGGGACCACCGTCATCGGAGTTGTATTTTGATCTTCGACACTGGGTACGTTTAGTGGAAGAGACATACGCGTGTCACATCGTTCTGTTGGATCCCAGCGATTTTGTACGTTTTCCTACCGTACAAGGACGTTGGGTATGGACACGTGACACGCGCCTACCAGTCGTGGTACTCTACGAACACTATGGTTCCACTCGCGCGAGCTACCCACAATGTGAATGGATCGTGTACACAGACGATTTGGACCCCACGCTCGTCGAACACCGATATGTGGATACGTACGCACGCGAAGCAGCAGGATCCGTACCCGCTCTCGAAGTCGACTACACTTCGTTGATCCAGTCCTTCCGCGAGGCTCAACTTGAACCCGAAAGTCAGCACATTGACTTTTACGGCAAAGTGTACGCGTGGAATGTGACGCGTAATCGTACTCAATTGACGATATTTTTTCGTCATATCCGTCTCCCTCCCCTGCATCTTCCTCGTGCGACAGATGTATTTTTCGGACGAGTGGACGAATGGGCAGTTGGAGAATCGGGTTCGCAGCAGTTTTTGCGTCTCGGGACATTTGAGTGTGCAGTACTCACGCAACCGCTCGCGGAGAGCGCGCGTGAGCGGTATCAGTTCACGCGTGTCCAAGTGGACTTGCTCACGGAGAATGCCAAACGAGTGTACGCTCAGCGTGTCGATTCGGGACAAGCGCTGGATGATTGGTCGTTCATCCGCGTCAATTTGGACGAGGCCTATCGTCCTTTGAACCGATTCTTTTTCGAGTCTGATGGAACGATCTACGTCCCCAACGCTCAAAGTAAGGCCCGTTTGGAATACTTTCTACGACTCTATCGTCGTCGACGCACGACAGAATGGATGGAATATCTCAGTGCAACAACGGTTCCATTCAAGTATCAAAGTGTATCGGATTTCCAGGAACAGGAGAACGCGATTGTGCTCGATAATGACCACATCGCCGATTGGAAATACGTACAATACGCACCTGTTGAACTCACCGGAGTACAGAAACCCATTCGCGAGCCGTTTTTGATTTGGGTGGACCATACTCTCTATCGGTGCACGTGGATGGGAGAACTGGAGTCCGCCATACAACGAGTAGGCGAATCCGAAGCGTACCGCTTGTTTTTTCCCCAATCGCGCCGTATCTTTATCGTGGGTGACCCAGAAGCAGCCGACCAAGGACCGACGTTCGTAGCGACCAAACACGTTGTCACACAAGAATTGACGCTATACCGATGCACGCGTTTTCAGACCGTGTAGCGTTTAAACAGAAGTCACCCCAAGAATAAAAATCCAATAATGACGGAACGAACCATACTTATCGATAGAGAATCGTATACCGTAACGAATCCACTCGAGTTTCAACCCATCCCTCACGATCGATACAACAATCTCAAGTTGTACACGGATATCGATCGCCTCGAACGACTTGTGTACCTGCTTCGTGACATTAAACGTTCGGGGTGGTCCAACACCCCGTTGACAGTGGAAATGGACCCCGTGACCGCAACGTCTTTTGGTGGATACTTGCACCGTCAATTAGTCGAACGTTTATCGGATAAACCATCCATCGCGCGATTTTGGATATCTCTGAACACATCGGACGAGGACGAACACAAGGTTCCCGAAACCACTCGCATCGCGATTACACCCAACGAAACGTGGACGAGAGATCCACACTTTGCGTCCTTACCCTGGAAACAGGTACCTGGCTGGTTTGTGCACGTCCATCCCGAGTGGTGGGATCGCTTCCAGTATATTTTCTACCGCAATATCCAAGTGGAAAGTCACTACGAAATATACTTTGATTATGACAGTTTGCTCCATTTGGTCATGATCGTGAAGAATGCGGGTAAGGGATTCGCGCAGATTCTTCAGAAAAACGTACCGTACATCGATCGTTGGACGATTCTGGACACGGGTAGTACAGACGGTACACAAGACATTATTCGCGAAGTGTTGGCTACACAAGTCCGCGGTGAATTGTACGAAGAGCCTTTTGTGGATTTTGGTACCAGCCGTAACCGAGCGCTTGAGCTAGCAGGTGACGCGTGCAAGTTTACCGTCATGTTGGACGATACCTATTATCTGACAGGTGATGTACGCGGATTTCTCAACGAGATTCGTAGTGACCAGTTTGCAGATTCGTACAGTTTGTATGTCAATTCGTCGGATGTTCAGTACGCATCGAATCGTGTTCTAAAGTCACACCGTCAGCTCAAGTATCAATTCAAAATCCACGAAGTCGTCCAAGAAAAAGACAATGTAACCGTGATCATCCCTCCAGATCGTGCGCAAATCCATGACGAACAATCCGAATACATGACGACTCGAACGACCGAACGAAAGGCCCTCGACATACAGTTGTTGCGACAGTCGATCGCCGAGGATCCCGATAATCCTCGACACTGGTACTACCTGGCGCAAACGTACGTTGGTATGAAAGATTACGAACAGGCCTATCGCTTCTTTCTCGCACGTGTGCATCACCCCAAGGATGGCTTTCTGCAAGAGAAAATCGACGCGTGTTTCGAAGCCGCACGGACCGCACAATTCCAACTCAAAAGACCCTGGGAAGAAGTACAACCGCTGTACGAACGTGCGCACGCCATGGACCCTACGCGCCCTGACTCGACTTACTTTCTCGCGATCCACGACTATCTGGAACAGCGTCGTCGTCCGGCCTACGAACAATTCAAAAAGGCTTTCGAAATTGGGTACCCCTTGCACGCACAGTACTCACTGAAACCAACGCTCAGTTTCCATTTCACGCCCAGATTTCTGGCGGAATTGTGTTATGAATTTCGTGATTATTCCACTGGACAAGCGGCCACACGTCTATACGCTGAGAAGAACCCACCGGATGCCCTTATGCAGTCCTGGTACGCCATTTATCAGCAAATGTTACGGTGGGAGAATGCACGCCCTTCTGTAGCTCAACCGATTGAAGTACCCACTAAAGCGTGTATCGCGTTTGTGGCCGACGGAAACTGGACTCCCTGGACGGGCGCCGATATCCTTACCAAAGGACTGGGAGGATCAGAGACGTACATTGTCGAAATGGCTCGGTGGATCCAGCGTTCGGGTGAATACGATGTAATCGTCTTCTGTCGGTCCTCCTCACCCAATGAGCCTGTGCGTTACGAGAACGTCGAGTACCGAGACCTGAACGAATTGTACGCCTATGTGCACACACACGCTCTCCATTCGGTGATCATCAGTCGGTATTCGGAGTATATTCCCATGATGCTGGAGACTCCCACCGTTCAAAACGTATTCCTTGTCGTTCACGATCTTTCTGTTACCGGATTGCACATCCACTTGGACCCTCCCAAACTCCGACAAGTCTTCACGCTAACCGAATGGCACCGATCGCATTTTACAGAGCAATTTCCCGCGCTCCAGTCGCTCACTACGGCCATGCATTACGGAATCGACTATCCCGAAACCGCAGTCGGCTCCGAACGTATCTCCAAATGGACACGATTCATTTACTCGTCCTTCCCCAATCGTGGTCTGTTACCTCTACTGCAAATGTGGCCCGCGATTTGCGCACGCATTCCCAATGCCACACTGGACGTGTACGCCGATCTCGAACACGCATGGACCAATCAGCATTACCCGGAAATGATGCGCGAAATTCGGACATTAATCGCCCAATACCAGTCGAGTGGTAGCGTTCGACTCCGAGGATGGGTTAGTAAACAAGAACTGTGTAAAGGGTGGAAGCAGGCACACATTTGGTTGTACCCGTGCACCTTTCGCGAAACGTTTTGTCTGACGGCACTAGAAGCTGCGGCGTCCAATACGTTGGTGATCGCCTCTGACCTCGCCGCCTTGCAGGATACCGTAGGAGATCGCGGTTATCTCATTTCGGGCGATCCGAGTACAGTCGAGTGGCAAACCCGAGCCATTGAGCAACTGGAGCAGTGTCTCCGTCACCCGGAGGCGGCTTACCAACGTATCCGTCGGAACCGTGAGTGGGCACGTGTCCACACCTGGCGAAACCAAGCGGAACAACTCCTTCGGTGGTTCCGTAAATTTCCACTGGAATATCATCAAGACTACGAGTTGATTCCAATGTCTGGACATCCTTCCGTTCATCGCATGTTGTGCATACAGGACACTAATGGACTGTCTTTGTTAAACGAGATGTATAACCACTTTAACCACTCCAAACGCGACATTGTGAGCGCGGACGTTATTCATTCACGACCCGACACCCATGGAGCATTCCACCGAAACACTATGCGAATGGGTCTGGATGCGTACATCCGCAAACGATCGTTCCCGAGTCCACACGAATTGTATGACGTGGTACGATATGACGCACGCACAAAACCCAGTGCCTTCCAAATGGAACGGCTCTGGACGAATGTACATCCCCATTCGGGACGTTTGGTGTATCGGATGAATGATCCCGTGGACAACGTGTACACCGATTTCCGGCGTGAATACCACTTGGCGTACACACTTGTCCAACAAACTCGATCGGCGACTATTTTCGAAAAACGCATTCCCTGTGTACACTTGGTCTTGTATTCGCCCGGCGAATTCTACACTCCCATGTACCACATCACGCGAGAATACTACAGTCGCTTCCCTACTGTCAAGACGCTGTACTATACCTTTTCCGAGACGATCCAATCCGAAATCGAAGAACAAGACGATCTCTTGTGGATTCGAGGTCGCGAACACTACGATCCTCAGCAACCGCACAATACCCCTGGACTATTTGAAAAAACCATGATCGCTCTGGACTGGATTCGCGACCGATACCCTTTTGCTTATGTAGTCCGTAGCAACATCAGTAGCGTGATCAACTTTGACTTACTCCTTCCACGCTTGGCGCACCAATCCTTTGCGTACGGTGGAGCGACGGTGATGTCCATGGCTCCTTACGGCGAGTTTGTGCGTGGAATTTGTATCCTCTTCTCTCGAACGCTAGTTGATCAATTACTCGCACACCGGAGTCAGATGAAACCATCCCTCGCAGACGACATTGGATTCAGCGAGCTCATTCAGCGATGTATTCCTCACGCATTTCCACCCGGGTGTACCTTTCCCGAACAAACCACTTTCGTACCGGATTGCGATGGGGATTTGGACCGTTTGCGTGCACACATTCGTCCTCAAATCGACATCTGTTACCGATTCAAGAATCTCGATCTCAAAGGGCACTTTAATCGCAATGAAGACGCTCAGCGCGCGGTAGACGTTCGACAGATGGCAGAGGTCGTCCAGATCCTCACGGAACTCTTGGACCAACAATTCCCAGAGTCGTAAAAATTGGTTTTTTGACGTACACAATAAAAAAAAACAGTCATGTACTACTATTCCGCTACGTCCTGTGGTAGTATCTCAGGACTCTTCGTCTTAGCCGTGGTGTTACAGCTTCTTTTTCTGATTGTCGCCATTTTCCTCTTACGATACTTTTACAACGAATCCATCCCCAAAATGAGCGAACAACACAAACCCATTGAACTCAAGGACGCCATGTACTTGGCTGGATTTTTGTGGATCGCGGGACTCTTTTTCAATCTTTCCGCGCAACGGATACGATCGTAAATTGATTTTTTTGTCGCGCTGTAACCTATACACCTATACACCTTTACACGATGTCTACCCAACCGTCTGAGGAGCCCACAGAGGCGTCACTGAATCTTCTCAAACTTCCTGACCTCAAAGCCCGCTGTAAAGAGAAACAACTCCCCGTCTCTGGAACGAAAGCGGAGCTCATTGCGCGATTATTGGGCACGGCTCCGCCTGCTAAAAAAGCCAAAGCGGCATCGACGCGTAGTAAGTCGTCTGCCGCGACCACCCGATTGGACAAACCTGTGTTCCAGAATCTTCTCCAATCGTCGGTTCGAGATCCGATCGTCATCAAACGAAATGTCCATGGGCATTTTGAACACATGGAAACGCACCTGGTGTTCTCTCCCCAGAAAAAAGTGATTGGTATCCAAATGGAGAACAATCCCGACGTCCAACCGCTCAGCACGAAGGACCTTGAATTCGTACACAAGTATCACTTTGAATTGGATCCCCACGTGGTTGTTCACGATCCTGTGAACACGCACACCGGAGACACGGCTTCTTCCCAGGCACGTTTAGAGGAATTGTACGCAGAAGTCATCCCGGAAGCCGTTCCTCGATTGTATCGCCAACCTGCGATCATGGATGTTTCAAGCGTACACGAGGACGACGATGACGAACAATAAACCATTTACGTTTTTTTTTGAACCTTTGGTTTGTTTCAAAAAAAATTCAATTATACCCTGGCTTAATTTCCGCTTGCATTGCGGTAGGATTCGCTTTGCGATCCCTGTGCCATTCCTTGTTGGTATCGCTGCTGTTGTGCCTGGGAGGCCATCGCATACTCGTAGGGATAGATGGAACAAGACGGTTCAACCGAGTCGCGGAATCCGGTGACGTATCCGAATTGGCCTGTGTACTTGTGTGCGTTTTCCAGAGTGCTGCATCCCAAGCTGGCTTCAGCTTCGGTCATATTCTTCTCCATTCCCTTGACATAGTGTTCGACGTGAGGTCGGTACGTTTCCACACCGGGCTTCATTTCGTCGTACATGTTGGCACGATAGCCGGAGGTATCAAGAGTGATGTACTCAGAGTATTGTGGTCGTTGGTCGTTTTCGACGTTGATACGATCAAGAGGCGAGTTGCATCCTTCACGTTTGGTCCAGAACGAATCTTCACAGACTTTACGTCCGGTAAGATCGCGCTGGTTCCATACGGGGCACATCAACAGATTCGTATTGGTGAATCGATCGGACTGAATACGATTGGCCCAGCCGGTGTTTACCTTACATGTTCGAACCGAGGCTTCGAGACTGAGATTGGACATTTATTATCATACCAAAAGAATAAATTTTTTTTATCGAAAAAACCGACTTCAGTCAAATTGATATTTAACTGCTTATTTAACTGTTGTCCCCCGAGACGGTAAACATATACGTTACGATGCCCTATTCGGATCTGACATTTACCCAGCTCGATACGTATCTTCTTCAACAACCCGAGGGACAGATCATTCATCAGATCTGGTTTGGGACGATCCCCAACCGTTTACAAGCCCGGCTCGCGTACCAACAACCGCTCCTTCGATCGTGTCGAGTCAGCTGGGATGTACACAATCCTCGTATGTGCCACGTGATCTGGAATCGAGAGCACTGTTTCCAACTTGTACGGCAATACTATGCCGAGTATGAAGAATTATTTCGACGTTTTTCGTACGAGATTCAACGGTGCGATTTCGTGCGGTATTGTCTCTTGCATCGTTACGGCGGGGTCTACGCCGACATGGATTACAAGTGCTGTAAACCGCTTGCGCAAGTGTTCACCGAATGGAATGCACACGACATCTATCTCGTCGAAAGTCCCAATGGGCCTGGTGATAGTTTGTATGTTAGCAATTCATTCATGATGTCACGTCGACGAGAACACAAATTCTGGAAGGCGTTAATGTCGGAAATCAACGTGTCGAATCGACAGACCTCGTTGTTGTCGTTGTTGTCGCGTCATTTCGAGATTATGTATACCACTGGACCCGGTATACTCACTCGTTTGTACCACGTCTATCGCTTTCGGTACAAACTTCAGTCCTTGCCTCATGCGCTCTTCCATCCCCTAAGTCTACACAAAAAAAGCCTCACCCCCGATGAACGTCATCGCGCCTATACGATCCACTATGGGTTTGGTTCTTGGGAGTCACTCGACAGCAAAATTCTTATCGAGCTCTGGACCAACTATGGCATTCTCCTCTGGTGTCTGGTGGTATTGATTCTTCCTCAGGTGTTGTGGAGTTGAAAAAAAACCATATATATTTTTTTTTCAACGGTTTGTTTATTCCATGTTATCTGCACATAGACGCTTGGTAAATTTGGTACAGTTGTTTCCGTAATCGGGGTAAGCGTTAGAAATGGTAAAGTGGCCTCCGCAGGTGCATTTTCCATCGTGGGTTAATGCTTCGTAGCTGGGTCCGCCGTAAACGGGAACGGCTTGGAGTCGCATGCTTGGCGTTCCCGCGGTCATGGATTGCTGGATACCAGATTGAGTCATGTTGGCAGCGCTCTGTGACGAATTGTACTCCGACAGAGTTGTGTACACGCACGAATACTTGTTGGACATTTTATTATGGCGAAGAAAATTTTTTTCACGAAAAAAAGGGTTTTTTTCGGTGACGAACTCGGTAAATAAAAACTCAAAATGTTACGGCTACGGATCGTTCTCGGTTTGATGTGGCTATTCACGATAGGGTACTTGGGCTATACTTGGTATCTCCAACGGTCTCTCACGAGGAAGAATGCCGAGCTCAAACAAGCCGAACTAAACGTAGTGTTTATGACTCCAGGTGCGGTAGATGGGGTCACCGAGGCGCACAAAAACGTTCAACGTGCAGAGCGAGATATCGAATCGTGGCGGCGTCATCAGGGGTGGGTATGGGGTGTGGGAGTGGCGATATTCGTGAGTATCGTGGCGATAATGTAGAGCAAAACGTTTTTTTTTGCGACTAGTAAATAAACAAACAAGCGACATGCACTGGACAAAATCCCAACGAGATTACTTAATGGCGTTTTGTGGTATAGCTTTCGCAGTTCTGATATTCTATCTAGCAACGGCGTTACGACACAAACGGATAGCGAAGGAGAACGAGGAACTCGTGAAGAAGAAGGAAGAAGAAGCGAAGGAAGCGATGTTGAAAGCTGAGGCGGAAAAGGCGCTCCAAGCCGCCGCCGAAGCCCTTGAAGCGGAGAAAAAAGCGGAAGAGGCAAGAAACAAGTCCAAGGAGACTGATTCCTGGACTGCGTGGATCGTATATGGTATCCTTTTGGTTATGGTATTGGTTGGAATTTGGGGCGTTTTCATACGCGATTCCGATCTAGAATTCTCTAAACCGTTGGAATGGTCGCGTGGAGATATTATGCGAGAACCCGCTCCATCCGTGGCTACTCCTCCGCCCGCTCCATGAAAGATTTAGATTTAGAGTGTAACTTTACTGGTATCAACACCTTGGAAATGTCTTGGAAATGTAAGTACACGAACAACAAACAACAATTGAACCATTGTTGTTTGAAATAAAGAATGGACGACGATACGCATTTTCAATGGCTATTGGGCCTGATTCTGGGTCTGGTAGCAATCGTGGTGTTATTCAAGGTGGCTCCTAAGTTGACATCCCGTTTCCAAAGCGTTGAAGAGCCGTTGGATACGATCACTCCTCCACCCACCCTGCAGATGCTTCGTGAAGCGGATGCGCTCCAGAAGTGGACGATCGTACCGGAGACGTTGGTGATCGGAGGGGTAGCGTACAACTGCGAGTCGTACCTTGATGCGGTGCTGACCAATATTCAACGTATCGGGTCGCTGTTTTCAGACTACGTCGTCGTCATTGTGATCGATGAAGCGACGAATGGATCGATGAGCCGGTTGCGATACTGGCAAACCCAGCTTCCCCGATTGGTGATTTTGGTGGAACAGAAAAGTAGGGCACGTGCCCGGAACCGGATTCTACAGTTTATTCGCGAGTTGATGAAGAATACCGTAGTAAACTATTTTGTAATGATGGATTGTGAGGACGTTTGCGCAGCACCGATTCATCTTCCTTTATTGCAACACGTGTTGCTACGGTCAGACGAGTGGGAAGCCGTGACGTTTCCCAACGACAATAAGAGTATGTGGGAGACACTTGCGTGTGCACCGTTTGTGTTGAACTACCGCCACTTTGCCGCTCAAGGATTCACACCTCCTCACGAACGGGCATTGACACGGATGAAAAATTTCATGTATCGTAAACTTGGTCAGCAGGAATGGATTCCCTGTGCTTCGTCCTTTGGAGGATTGGCTGTATACAAAACCCACCCTTTTCTCGAATGTTCGTACGATCACAGTTTCAGCCGTAATCTTCGGTTTTGGACTCCCGACCAGATACGGGCCAATGAACGAGCATGTGGTTCCCGATTGGGTTATTCAACGGCCACGACGAACGATCAAGACGAGGATAGCGAACACCGGTTTTTCCATTTATCGGGCGTATTGCGTCATCGCGCACGAATGTTTATTGTACCGTATGTGCTCTTCCCCCCAACATCTCCTTAATATCCTTTTGGATCTTAACGATAGTCAGCTCACTGAGCTCTGCGATTTTCGCAAATGTTTTCAGGGTGATTTTGCGGTTCTCCTCGAGTAACCAGTAGTAAACAATCCCCGAGGCGACCGACTGGGGACGGGAACGATTCAGCTTGTGGCTTTGGCACGCTTCGACCCGCTGGTATAGTTCCTTGACACATTGTAGGTCGCGTTCATTGGCGTGTAGTTCCTCGAGATAGTACTCGATATAGGTCAGCGGGGTGATCTGTGTCTTGAAAATGACCGAATTTTTCGGGGCGTTGACGGACACAAACTTGAGTCCTTTGAGACCGATTTTCTTGTTGATGTTGAACAGCTTGATGATTTTCTTGTAAATTTGCGGTTTACCGATGATCTTGAAGGCGTGAAACACACACGCGGAAATGATGCCCTTACGCGCGTTCCCGCGATAGATTTTATCGTGAGTGACCTGAATGTAGAGTGAATTCGCAATTTGCACGACGTGTTCGCTGAACTGGATACTTTCGACGTCTTTGAAAATATTTTTTTCGTCGGTGTGGACCCGTGTCTGTTGCGACTTCCATTCCCGATGCTGATTGTACAGCCTCTGGATACACTTACCACAGCTCACACAAACAATAATATTTTTGTCTTGTACGGAATCCAAGTGTAGGCACTCTTCCTCGCTTGTCACAACCAACGGGGTAGACACAGGCTTGATCTCGTCGTGATCCTCACCCTCCTCATCGTCGTCGGTCAAGGTCAGCTGATCAAACAATTCAAAATCATCCTCCATCGTGTGTGTTTTTTTACAAGTCAAAGTGTCTTTAAACGATGCCTTTTAAACGTTTACGTTGTAGGATTCGAGTCGGGTTTTCAATTTAAAATCGGTCCGTGTGTAGCGGACAAGTTTTTTTCTCGCGATGCAATAAAGACAAACCGATGATTCCAGATTCCCTTCGAGGCGTCTTTACGTTGTATACGATGTATATTGTCATTGCAATAGGGATGAGCGCGTTCGCGGTCACCCGGAGTGTTCCCATGTACGTGTTAGGCTCGTGGGACGCACGTGTTCAATCGGGTGTATGGATCGCGCTTACGGCGATGTTTTCCTATTATACATACCTCTACCATCAGGCCCGGAAAGAAAAACAGACCGAACGCGAGATCGTGTACCGCGAGCTCTTACTCGCGTTGACGCTCTGTCTAGTGTTTCTACTCTTCCTGCCGTACATCCTTGGATACTATGGCTGGTGACGGATCGTGCGAAAAAAAAACTTCCAATCGATAAATAAATAATGTCTGACGCAAACGCGAAACTCACGGAACAAATCCAGGGATTACTGATTCCTCCGGAATATGTCGACGTCTCCAAAGAGAAAGTCGAGCGTATGAAAACTCAGTGGTATGTGCTGATCGGCATGGCTGTCGTTTTGTTTGGAGTATGGGGTTGGTTGTTGTACCAAAGTTTTGTCGAAACGGAATTCGGTCTCGGGTACCGTTTCTGGTTCCTTGCCGCTGCAGGAATGGTGGGACTCGTCTTCTACGCGGTGTTTTACTTTGCGAAAGCTCTGAGCGCGGAAGACTTGTCCAAGGAGAAGGAGGCGGATTCGGTATGGCAGCGCATTAAGCAGTTCGTCTCGCAAAGCGCAGTCGATGAAGCCGAATACAGAAAGCAGTACTTTGAGGCGCGTAAAGAGTTCCTCGTGGCACTCAACTGGGTCCTTATGCTCACCCTCGCATTTTCCATCGTCTCGTTAGCCTTGGTGATCCACGTACTGTGGAATCCCATGCAGTACCTTCCTCCTATGCCCTCGATGAATCTACCCCAAATTCAAATCCAAATGGCACCCGGAAAACCGGTAAAGATGCAACGGCACAAAAAATAATTTCGTTATGAATAAAAAACACAATGAACAACTCGTCAAAAGATAATTGGTTGTCATATCTAAACTTTATAAAGACGTTGCCGGATATGGGAACATTGGCAGTCGTACAGGATCCCAGTCTCATCCAAGTCATGGAGATGGGTACTGCGTTGACCAAGATGATTGCCATTGTCATCTTCTTCTTTTGGGCACTACTGCTTATCCAGACGTATCGATGGAGTCGAGCGCAAACATTTGTCGGAGGAGTTGCATACTCGTGGTTTGTGTATTTCAACGGACTGGTCGCCCTGATTGGATTCTTGTTCGTCGCGGCGTTACACGTGGGATGGATACTCCTCAATCTCGAACGATACGAAAAGGGAGGAATGATCGAACGAGGACTGGCGTGGTACGGGGAACGTTTGAAAACGTCTTCCTCTTCGACCCTGGATACGTTTACGACATTACTGAATAGTGCCACACCTGGCTCACAAAGAGGAAGATTTTCGTCCGATCAAAGCATATGGGAAAAAATAATCCAGCTCAATCCTTTGAATTACATCGAAGTTGCGGCCAAGGGTCTCCGCGCGCGCCAAGAACTGATCCGAACGATACGGTATATCATGAACGCCACGTTGATGTTTTCCTTAGCCTCGCTGAGCATCTTTTTCCTAGCCAATCCATCGATGAGTTCTCAGATTGTTCTCGTGGTCTTGGGTGCAGTTGGTATAGGAGTTGTAGCTGTAATGCTAAATTCGTCGGGATCGTCGGGATCGTCGAGGTCTGCGCAATATACACAATACAGTGGGTCCAGCGAATAATATTTTTCCGATTTTTTTTTCGGCGTGTACAACAAAGATGAAACACGTCGTCGAAGAAATCGTTGGAGAAATGCCTTCGCAACAAGCCACGACTGAAACCACTGAACATCAAGAACAAGAAGACCAAGAACAGGAGATTGTCGAAGAGATGTTCTTGAAGCGTCCGTCCATGTGGGTCTGGTTACTTGCATTTGGCGCCCTGATACTAAGCATCGCATTCCCAGTACTAGGCGTGTACACCACAGTCTTCCCTGTCATGGCAATATTCGTATTGATTGGGTACTCGCTGGCCTTGGGTCTGATTTCATGGGCGTGGAGCTTGGTTATCGCGGTATTCGTGTCGATATTTTCCTTCTTCTACCTAACCGGGAAAATGGTAAAACATGAATATAGAGATCAAATAAGCCGGATCGACGCAGCGTATCCACAACCCAAAACAGGTTGGTTCAAATGATGACTCTTTTTTAACCGCACCCGTTACCAGGAATGTAACGGATTCAAGTTAAAAAAGATCGAGGGTGTGCAATAAACATCATGAACAAGGCGACAAAAACATACATTTATCGCATGCCTTTGTCGGACGATCTCGGGAGGACTTTGGTCCGCACCGGAGTGTACGCCGATGGGAATTGCTTCGTGCACGCACTCTTGACCGCGATTGATCCCAAATACCGCAAACAGAGTACACACTATGCTCATTTGAAGGTGGTGCGCGAGTTTCGTAAAGACCTCGCGGAATGGGTCACCGCTGAGCGCTTCCAGCAATTGGGACAGGGTGAACAGCTCCGTATTCACTTTTTGGATGCGTTCAACCGCGTACTCGACGAGGCCTATGCAGCGCCCAATCCGAGCGCGTATGAAGAGATTCTTCGGTCGCTGGTTAGTCGCGAGGAGATTGACCAATACCTGCTACCGGAAGGTGTGAACGCAAAGGTGGACAATTTTTACGTGACGTTTTGTCGAGCGGTGGATCAGCGTCTCCGCAAGGCGCTGCGGCAATGTTCGTCTGAAAAGGTGCAGGCCATGTGTACCTGGGCGCAACGTTATTTCGTCGACTTGTTTGAAAAAGCGCACACGCACGGATTGGAGCAGTTTCGGGAACGACTCACCCGGATGGGTGAATGGGTGGATGCGCTGCAGATGGAATGTATCGCTCGGTATACTGGCTACAATTTTGTGTTTATTCGAGAACAGGAAGGTGATGTGTACCCGGGGTTATCGCATGTGGTGTCGTTCGATCCGACGCGTCAGTGTCTCGTGTTTCTATGGGTTGGTGAGAATCATTTCGAGATCATTGGCGATCTAGAAAAGAAAAACATCATCAATCGCGTCTTTTCGTCTGACGATCCGTTGATTCGTGGGTTGACCGCACCCCGGAGCGAAGAGACCGTAACGGTAGCGACTCCCGCTCTCGAAGCGTGAAACCATCGTTAGTTGTACAGGTGGCTAATGGTTCGTTCACTGGTCATTTCCGTGTACGTTTCGAGATGTTCGATGTCGTCCAGAGGCGACATGTTTTTGCGTAGACTGTACATGAAATGTTTTTCGAGCATGTTGACTGTAAGGGATTTATGACGCACTCGATTCCAGAACTGGACCGCCTCGTCAGACGAGGCTTGAGGAAAGAATCGGGCGTACATCTGCAACGCCTCTGTTTTTTGTATATACCCAAATTCGACAAACATGTCGATTCGGCGCTTGAACGCAGAATCGAGATGCTGAAGATGATTGGTGGTGATGAACACAACAAACTTGTCGTAATTACCCACTCCGTCGAGCATATTCAAAATTCCACTATACGATATACTGTTTTTGGTCCGGAGTTCGCGTTGGTCAAAGATACAATCGATGTCTTCAAACACCAAAAAGGATCGCGGTTTCAACCGAGTGATCATGCGCTCCAGGGACGTGTCGTCCATGTCCTGGGAGTGTTTCACAAAGGAGAGATTGTATCCAAAGTGTGAGGCAAGCGCGCGAATCATCGACGTCTTTCCGGTTCCAGGAAGGCCGTGAAACAACGACACGAACTTGTAGGGAATATCAAGGTCACGGTACAATTGTTGCGTCGAGGTCTGAGTGAGAAAATGCTCCAATGTCTGGACGATATCGGTTTTCTGCGGGAAGTAGATGGTCTCTAGCTTACGTTGCGTAAACGACCGACTGAACAACCATTCTCGGAATGACTCCTTCCACACGTACATGTTCAACTCGTTCTCAACGCCGTCAGGAAGCACGAGATTATTGAGCATTTCCACAAAACGACTCAGATGTTCGACGCTCACTTCCGACGTCAATGTCATACGATCGAAGCGCATTTCCGTGGTGTGATAATTGCGAGGTTCACGAGACGTCGAGTACACGATCTCAATGGTACGATCCTCAAAAAAGACTGTCACCGGATCGCGGGGTGTCAAGTACACGACACTTCGTTTTCCAGGAAGATGCTCCACCATATCCAAAATAAAGTGTCGTTCTGCGTCTGAGGGAAGAACTGAGGGGACCAGTAGCTGTTCCGTTTTGAGATAAAAATTCAGTCTCGTTAGGATCACGCTGTGGTTGGTGTCAACAATGAGATGAAATTGGGGCATTTATTCAAGTGAAAAATATATTTAAGTTTAGTTTTAGTTTGGTTTACGTCTTGGTGTACGCCTCGTCGAATTCGAGGTAGCAGACATCTTCGTCGCAGTGTGGGATACCGATGGTATATTCGGGAATGCGTCGCGATTCTTTGAGGGCGGGTCGATTGGGTTGGTTGACAAATTGCTGCTTACTTTCAAGCATCTGCGACATTTGTACGATGAACTTTTGGATTTCCGGTAGCGCGATGGTTCCTTTGTACTTGTAATACGGTTCACCATTGACGTACAACACGACCAACGGTACGTACTGGATGGGTGAGATGGTGGAGCGCGACAAGTGGACTACTTTGGCGTTGGTGGATACGTTGATCATGCCAAAGGAACATCCGTGAATCACTTGGGGTAACTGACGAAAGACTGGAATGGCTTTTTGGCAATGCTCGCACTGCGTGGAGTAAAACAAGACCAATAACAATCCCTGGTTCACCTGGCAGTTGAGCAGTTTTTCGGTCTGTGTCTCGTTGACATAAAAGTCCTCGCTAGATAGGAATAAGAGTCCATTCATGATGTTTTATTAATGCATTTGCCTAGGGCTTTTAATAAACATCATCATGAAAAAAGGAGAATACCCCGAGATTGACGCTTACGTCCGACAATTAGGAGATAAGCGATTGTACGATCTACCGTCTGTCGACGATGCACGCGCGTACGCGCGAATGCGCCTGCTACAGCAGCGGAAAAGTCTTCCTACGTCTACGGTGACCACCCCATCAGCCGCTGCGAACACGAAACGATCGCGGGAAGAGATTGTCGCCGAGGCATACGTCCACACCTTTTGTCACCGTAAGCGCCTAACCCCCAAGGATCCCAAGAATCCGGTGATACTCGACGCCCCCAGTCGAACATTGGCCTACAAACTGTACGTCGCTGGTGTACTTCCCGTACGTCTAGGAGGCGTAAACCTCTGAAAATAAAATAAACATAAACATTCAAATAAAATGCCGCGTAAACAAACCTTTCAGTGCCCCGGGTGCCTTAAAGTCTTTAAAGACAACTACGCGCTGAGTCGACATCTGAACCGTAGAGTCCCTTGCACGGGACGACCTACTCGAGTCGCCCAGCGACTCAAGGAACAGCCTCCTCGACAAAAAATTCGCGCACATGACATCCAACAACATTTCGACGAATTCCAGCGGACGCAACGAGAAATCGAGGGCGAGGCCCTCACTGAAGCCGAACTGACGCAACTCGAAGAGGCGTTTGAAAAAGCAGGCAAGGATTTACGCCGCGCTGCTACAAAAGAGGGAATCGATCCCATGTTTAACGAACTGATCGATCTCAACACCAATATGGTCTCCCTACTGGCCGAGGCGGAGCGGCGTGGTGATCAGCCCATGATCGATGATATTCAAGAACTGGCACAGTTGTTTTACGAAGAACTCATGACACAGAGTCCGGATGCAAATCCAGAGGAGGTTTCGGTGAAAGCTCTAGTGGCCGCTCAAAATGTCATCAGCGAACAACTCAATGCGTACAAGATGGGTGTGTACGACCCTATGTTTATCAAACAACAGAAACAACAGCCCGTGGACGATAGCGTGTACTATGACCGTCTACTACGCTACTACGAGATTCGTACGCATTTGGGTATGCAGGAATGGCAGCACCGATGGGCTCTAGAAGTAGGTACAGGTGCAGCGGTCGTGAGCGGAACGCTGTTGCACTTGGGTATCATTCGACCCTTTACGACTCTCGCAAACTGGTTTCAGACCATTACTCCATTTGTTCCTTGGGACCGTGTCCACATCCCTTTCCTGGGCCACACACCGTTGGGAGGATTGTTGAGCTGGGCGTCGCAAAAGTTCTCGGCCGCTGGGAATGTGTTGATGGGTGGCGTGGGGTCACTTTTACAATATTTGTCCGGTGTGACGCTTATGGCCGAGATCACAGCCGCGTTGATCATCGGCATCCTTTCGTTTACGATCGCCCACTTATACCTCCGTATTATCCACACTCGTAAGGTCAAGGTGAACCTTCCCGTAGTAAACCTTGAATTTGAAAACTGAAATCAAAAAACGTTTCAACGTTTGAAATAAAATGCTTTCGATTATCGCCACACTATTGGTAGGGCTGGTAACAGTGGCCGCAATCCAAGTTCCTCCGGCCATAGACTGCGCGACACAATCCGCACAAGAACAAGCGCAGCGCACGGAATGTCCCACGGGTGCACCAGGTCGAAGCCTTCCGGGGATTCCCGGCCCTCCTGGACGAGACTGTGAGCTCATCCAGTTCCCAAACAAACGCTACGGTTGTAAGTATAGCGACGGAACCTACTCGGAAAGCGACCAGACGGTGTTGCCTCAGTTTCAAGGATTGTCACCCGAGCGGTTCTGGATCATTCTTCTCTTGATCACCGCACTCATAGTTGGTTTTGGAAGCTGGAAATTATTTTAAGTGAGGAAAATTTAATCATCGCCAAAAAGAAACAATGTCCGGACGGATCCTTATGATATCCCTTGTGGTGTTTCTGTGGGGTGTGGGAATGATTCGTTATGGTTATACAATTCCTCCGCGTGAGACGTGTCTGACATTGGGGCAACAACCCCGCAAAGAATATCGATGCACTCCCGGACAAGCCGGTGCAGACGTTCAAGGACCACAAGGAAGTCCTGGACGGGATTGTTATCCCATTCAAGACACCAACGGTTCTTTTGTGTGTACCTACACCGTTCCGAATCCCGCTGCACTCCAGTATACCCAAACTCGTTCCACGCTCGTTTTCGAAGGAGGTTTGTATGTGTTCTGGGCGTTTTTTGTCGCGTTCACGGTATACACTTTCAAACAGACACCGATGTGGGGTGGAATTATCCTCACGATCGCTGTATTTATGGTACTCATCGTCAACTTGATGCTTCCTCAATGAACTTTCCCCTAACGAATCGATGTTTGTTATTTTGTTGGTAATAACAAAATGGAACGGGAATTGATCCTTGTTATTATATGCTTAGTGTGCTATTTGATAATATACAGCGTCTACACGCGCCGAATCCAGGAACAACAGTTGATCCGTCATCGCTCCGTGCAAATCATTTCCGGTACAGGTACACCTGGACCGGATGCGACAACCGTGATCCCTGGTCCTTCCGGTCGGGATGGAATATTGAAAGAAAGTAACCCACAGACTCTGGATACACTTCGTGTCACCCTCATTCAATACTGGTCGCGACAACGTCAACTCCAGCGGCAAGTGATACTCTTGTCGATCTTTGTCGCGTGTGTTCTCGGTGGAAATGCGTACGTACTGTGGTCGGACGAACACGTGTTTATTGCTATACTGGCGGTTCTCGGGGCGGTGATCTGGGGAGCATTCGTGTGGTTTTATCTCAATCAGCAGACCGAGAAGAACGAATCCTTCAAAATCCCACCCGCGTACGCATCGGATACACCCGAACAAAAAGAATACTACAATGCCATTCTGAACGGCCAGGATTATTACGGAGTACTTGGTATACCGGAAAATGCCTCTCTTCGTGACATCGTGAAAGCACATAGAAAACAGATTCTAGTGTATCACGATGACAAAGCGGTATCGTCTTGCGCAGTCGTCCGTTCAGAAGCGATTCAACGGATTCGTCGTGATGCGAGCGGGCAGTGCTTTGTGACACTCCAGACTCCCGTGAAACAATTGTTTCCTAAATCGGGGGAGGAAATTGTCATTTCATCGATCAAGATTACCAAAGCGGGTGTGGTCGACACGAAGACCGAACTAAACAATACCAAAGGAACGCCCGTGGTATATACTTCGGATCCAAACACGTTCCAGTTCGAACCCGAGAAGAAAGTGCTCAATAAGCCATTCGAGGAACCCGCCACCGGCGAGAGTCGAATCGTGTCGCGAGCCAACTGTGTGAATTTGTTTAAAGAGTACTTTCGTACCGTCCAACACGCTAAAGAGATTCTCGAGGATCCCAAAAAACGAGCCGTTTACGACGAAATACGAAACCGATTCACAATCATTCCCAACATCGTTCGCCCCGCTGTGTAACCATGCTTCAGTAATACTTATTCAACCCATAGCCATACCCGGCGTACGGTTGTTGGTAGTACATGCGTTGCGGCTGCGGAACGGCTTTTTTGACAATGGCTGCGATTTTTTTGTCGATGGCCGCATTGCGCTGACCTCGAATCCATTTGGGTCGAGGTGCCCAATCGCGCCACCACAACACCGTCACCGTTCCAGCCAACAGCGGGAAGACAATGAAGAAGAACCCATCCACCAAGTTGTCACTGTACGTCTTGAGGACTTGTAGTTTCTCGAGCTCTTCTACACATTGCGTGGCGTTACGTTGCTTCAGCTGTGCAATCAGCTTGTCCTGCTCCTCCTTGATGTTCCAGAATACCAGAGCACCCAAAATGCACATTAGCAAGAGCACGAACACGATCGTAATCGGTAACCATGGCGTGGAAAGCGCCTCGTTGAACAACAATGAGGCTTGTAACAACAACGCCAAAATCGATATCAGAAACCAGGAACGAAATTTGTCCATGCGATACAAGGCTAGAATCATAAAATATGCTACCGCTGTAAATATGTACCGCGGTACACCCGTAGGCCAATACTGACTCCAATCATATTGCTCGTTATCCGCTTCGATTCCTTGAAATATCTTTGCAGTTTTTACAGTTTTTACACCACCCTGTTTCATTCCCGGGGGAGCGACCTTTGGTCCGATAAAATGGGGTGAGTTCACTGACGGAATATCCTCGTCCAACATTTTCTTTATTTGAACGGTATTAAATTGATTTTTTCAAACGCGCAACCCTGTAAGTATGAACAACTGATGATTCCTCGACTACCTCGACTACGAAGCGATCTGGTTATTGGAGTGACTCGACGATTAGTTGGAACGTACATTCTCGATCCGCAGCGCATCATGTGTTTTCTCGCGGAACTCGAAGAGCAATTGTCCCGTCGGTGTGCGTATATTATGCATCGCGGGAAACGCAAGGGAGAGCCCTGTGGACGCCGGTGTCCAGGGGAAGAGTGCTGTAAGACCCACTTGTCAACACAAAATCAAGCGGAATGTCCTCACGTTTTTCGCACGGGACAGCTCCGGGACCAAGCCTGTAAGCGACGAGTCCGCGAGGGGGAAGAGTTTTGCGCTCGACACCGTAAACGCTCCAAACCCAACCCGTCGGAACCATCGGAACCGTCGTCGGATACCTCAGAAACGGTCAGCGTCACGTCGTCGACGTCGCGAAGTCTTCCCGTTGTGCCGGATCTACTGACCGAACCCGAACTCGAACCGGAACCCATCACGGAGCATGAATCCGGTGTGGAACCGGTCTCGGTCGTTCCTGAATCGGACTCGGAAACCGAAGTCGATGAACTTGTCGCCCCCGAGAACCAAACTCAATTTCGACCGGCGTATAGCGCCGCGTACCAACACCGTATCGCGGATCCGACCGTTCCGCGTATTCAAGGATTGTCGGAAGAGGGTTCAGACGATGATTCTGTCTTGGATACTTCTGATCTGACCGAAATTTATGCGGCCAATCGTTCTTGGGGGTGTCAACATTGGATCAAAGAATATCATTTTTTCTGTCTCGAAACAACGGTGATCAACGATCAGTTTTGCGCGAAGCACAAACGATACGCCGGTAAAGTACCCTACAAACTCGGTCCTCACAATTATCCAATGTTGGAAATTGATCCGGTATTCCACAAAATCCACAACCTGACCGGTCAGTTTTGGTACCCACGACTGCTTCTGACCGCAAAACCGACCTCGGAAGGTTTAATTGTGATCGGACGACTGTTGGGACAGCGCTGGATCCAGGCTTTGACCCGGCGTGAGATTAAACGCTGTCACAATAATGGATTGCTGTACAAAGTACTTCCCCAGGAAGTTGTTCATTACAATTACCACATTCCTGATTTGGATAGTCTCCCGGGCGAAGGGTACACCAGTTTTGATCAATTGCGATTTGACAGGCCTCGTTTGTATGTCAAATACTGGAAGATCTGGAATCGGCACATTTCCGACCGTAAACAATTTTTTCAAAAGTACAAGTCTCAACGGAACGCCAACGATTGGCGCAAGGAACACACTTGTCCCTTACCGGACTGGACGCTTTTTGAACAAGAGTATGCCATCCGGGGACTACGAAATGTCATCGTTCCGCCACCCACTGTAGAACAATCACGCGATCCCGCGTTCGATCCATGGGCGTATTGCGAAGCCTTTTATGAGGCATCTGCGCAAGTTGGTCAAGACGGTCCGGAGCCGGTTATCTTTCCACCCTATTATCTCGACTATCCTGATCCGTTTGCGATGCGTTTCCGTCCGTATGCTTCCAGTCAGTGGCACGAGGAAGTGGTCAATGTCCACACCCCACGACGGATCAAGCACTATGGACGATCGCCACAAGAGTGGTTGGAACGAGTGACCACTGGAGGTCGGGAATGGATGCAAATTTATTTCTAACTTATTCCTAACGATTTCATTTTCTATATAATCCTGCTTTGGCTTTTGCCGCCGCATCTTGAATTGCAGCCGCTTTTACTCCGGTTTGTGTGGACATTTTCGCACTCCACAAACTGGCATGGTAGACTCCCCAGGAAATGGTCAGTAACGACATCATCCCATTGGTTACGACGTATGCGGTAGAGAAATTGTTATCCAATTGAGAGTACCACGTAGAAAAGACGACGATGAAGAGAAAGAATGCGAAAGGGACGACCGTAAACACCACTATCAAGGCGTATAGTATTTGAGAGACCAACACTCGATCTTGGATACTTTCTAGAGTTTTACGCTCGAACGAGAAATATACCAACGCTACTCCGAAGAACAATTGGAAAAAAGCCGCAGCAGTTAAGCCGGTACACGCAGATCTCGCCGAGTCGGTATACGCTCGAGCATCCTCGTAAGACAGACCCTGTCTTATCTTCAGAGTGACTCGAGTAAACGTATCGATATCACCGTTGATGCTGATCCCTGCCGCAATATTAAAAATGCCGAGCATGATATTGACCAAACCGAGTTTCCCGATATTTTCCAAGAGGATCATTCCCGCTTTGAAAACCTCGTCTTTTCCTTTCCCTTTTTCACTGGAGGATACCCCTGGTACACTGACACCTCTGCCCGCACCAAGTGCTTGAAGCCGTTTGAGTTCAATTGCAGCGCGTTCCTGTGCCCGCTTCAGCTTTTTCTCCGCCTCGGCCATTTTTTCACGATCCCGTTGGACGCGTTTGAACTTTTCTTCTTCTTCGTGCTTGATTTTCTTTTCCAAGTCGACGTAAGAAGCGAGTGATTTGCTGCGTTGTTTTTCCAAGACCGCATCGCTCGCACTCTTTTCCTTGTCTCTTTCGCCTCCACCTGCACCAATTCTTAAGAGCCGCATGAATGATTGTTTTTTATTGTACTTCTTATTTTTTTTTAGCGATAGACGTTGATACACTTGCTCTGTACGCAACCACCTCCACCACCTCCTGCACCACGGCTAGGAGCCGCAGGCGCAGCAGGCGCAGCAGCCGCAGCAGGTGGAACAGGCGCAGCCGTAGATGGTGGTGATGGTCCACACGCTGGACAACCTCGACCCGCAGGTGGTGCAACTGGAGCGCGTCGTGCTGCATCCACAGACGGTGCAGGAGGAAGTCGAGGACGTTCCATGGTGTACGTCGTGTTGCACGCAGCTTGGAAGCAATGATCTGGATAGGGATCGGGTTCGAGGTAGGGACGGGGCTCGGGGACTTGAGGGCTCCATCCGGCCCGTCGTGGATTGACCTGAGGTTCGTCGCTGAACGGATTGCTCGCGAAATAGAATGGGTAGGGAAAGACGTTTTCCCGTGGGATTCTCGAATACCATTTGGTGGTTTGATAGGTACCGAACGAGGGTTCGCTACTGTAAGCTTTGAAGGAACGCATGTCGTCGATCGAGTATTTATTTGAGTGTACATTTTGGCGCGTGTAAATTGAAAAATAAACTCTCCTTGGGTACACGAGGATTTCACTACCAAACGCAATGGCCTCGTCGTTGATCAATTCCGTCTTTGACCGGATCGAATTCGGTGTGCTATCCGTTGAGGAAATTCGACAAATGGCTGTCGCTGAAATCAACAACACCAAGCTACATGGACCCAATAGTGTGTACGATGAGCGGATGGGCTCGACCATTATTACGAAAGACAAGTGTGTCACGTGTGGACTTACCGCTAAACTGTGCACCGGACATTTCGGATACATCAAACTTTCCCATCCTATTTTCCACCCGCTCTACGAGAAGGAAATCCTCAAGCTCCTCAAGATGTTTTGTTTTTCATGTGCACGGCTCATCCAAGCGGATGATACCGTCTCGGATGCCCCTCCGCGTACCCTCAAAAAGCTCGATCGCGTCATTGACAAGTCGTCTATCTGCCCTTATTGCAACCTCAGGCAACCAGTGTGGGAGTTTGATGAACAGACCTCGAATGATGCGATTTCGTCTGTATTCATGACCTTTGACGATACACGGGTGGAGTGTACCACGTATGATGTACTGAGTCTATTCGAACGCTACCTTCCGGGAGACTTGGTGCGATTGAATTGTCTCACTTCTCCCGTGAATCTCGTCATTCAGCTCTTACCGGTCCTACCACCATCGACACGTCCCATTGTCATGTTGGACGACAAGTACTGCGACGATGATCTGACCATTCAGTATATCGAGATCATCAAAGTCAACAATGTCATCCAGACAAAGAAGGACGCGAATACGCCACTCAATGAAATCGACAAGTACATCAAAGTGTTGTATTTCCGAGTGTCTTCACTCTTCAACAATTCCTCGGGTAAATCCAAACACAATACCAATGGAAAAGCCATCAAGGGAATTAAGGAACGCTTAGCGACGAAAAATGGTCTGATGCGTGAAAACTTGATGGGAAAGCGAGTGGAACAGTCCGCACGTACCGTGATCGGCCCTGAACCGACGCTTTGTATGAATGAGTTGGCCATTCCGGTAGAGTTTGCGCAGACGTTGACGATCACCGAACGCGTAACCGAATTCAATCGCGAAGCTCTCACACGTTTGGTACACAATCAACAAGCGAAATTCGTACGGAAGAAACTAGAAACGCGCGATCCACATATTCCACCGGAATATTCGGAAATCAACTTGCAGTATGCGCTCAAGAAACGAGGAACGCGTCTGATGAACCAGGATATCGTGATCCGCGATGGACGTGAAATTCCATACGATCCCAAATTATCCCTTCAGATGAACGACTACATCATCCGCGAAGGGGAGTTGTTTCGTGTAATTTTAGACACGGATCGTACGCTACAGCTTGAGATTGGAGACATTGTCGATCGATGTTTGCGGAATGGGGACATGGTCATTCTCAATCGACAACCGACGCTTCACGCTGGATCCATGATTGCTCAACGGGTTCGGATCATCCCGGGGAAGACGTTGCGGTTCAATCTATGTATCACCAAGAGTCTCAACGCCGATTTCGACGGAGACGAAGGGAACATCCACGTTCCTCAACAACCCAATGCGATCGTAGAACTCCAGCAATTGTCCTCGGTGCAAAATCACATTTTGTCTCAACAGAGTGGGAATGCCAACACGGTTCTCGTGCAGGATAACCTACTCAGTTTGTATCTCATGACGTTTGAGCCCACCCGTATCGACCGCGACGAATTCTTCGATTTGTGTATGTATCTGGTAGATATCCAAGGTCGTCCGTGCTCCATGTCTGACATCCAGCACAAACTGGATCATTTACAGATCGATCCAGCGCAGGGCGTATCGGGACAAGAGGTATTGTCGTTGTGTTTTCCCGATACGTTTACGTTTGAAGACGAATCGGTGTGCATTCGTGCCGGCAAGTGGCTCAGTGGCTATTTTACAAAGAAAATTATGGCGAAAATCATCAAGACAGTGCATCACGTGTACGGCACGGATGTGGTGATGCAGTTGATCAACAATTTCACGTTTATCAGTAACCAGTGGCTACACGCCCGCGCATTTAGTATCGGTCTCGAGGATTGTCTGAGTTCGACTAAACAGACACTCATTCCCGAAACGATCATGCGCTGCTTCACCGAGGCGAACAGTTTACAATCTCAAATCTATCACGAAGGAATCAAAGAGGTGCGTGTCCAAGGGTCTCTCAATAAGGCTCGAGACGTGGGTATGCGGATCGCCAAGGAAGGACTCCACCCGAAAAATAACTTTCTGAGTACCGTGCACTCGGGTAGTAAAGGAGATTTTTTCAACATTGCTCAAATCGCTGGATTATTAGGACAGCAAAATTTCCGGGGTCGTCGAGTCAACAATCTCCTCAATCATGGCGAACGCAGTTTGTATCATTATGACTGGGCGCTAAAAGAAGACAAGGATATCTACGAATCGCGTGGATTTATTCGTCATTCTTTCTTGCGAGGTCTCAATCCACGCGAGCAGTACTTTCACGCGGTTTCGGGGCGCGAAGGTATCACCGACACTGCCTTAGGGACTGGAGAAACTGGGTATATGCAGCGTCGTATCATCAAACTTATGGAGGATATGCACGTGGCCAACGACGGAACCATTCGTGACGATTGTAATAGAATCTACCAATTTTATTACGGGCGCCACGGATTCGATACTTTAGGAGTACCACGTGTGCGTGATCTCGCGGAAGAAATCAACACGCGCATCGAATTAGCGGGTTGTAACAGAACGGAATCACCGGCGACATAAAGGACAGTGTTTGAGGTATGGACGATTTCGCGCGAGATAGTGCATACGTTTAAAGTTCCAGCTTCCAACCGCCTTCCGCCATTCACGAACACTCTCATTATGAATAAACAACGTAGGATCGGCAAAATATTCTTCTTCAACTTCAGGTAAAGGAAAGGGTGGGAAAATACCCTCATGATCCGTGTAGATCATACGCAAACATGTCAAACACAGATAGTGCGAACAACGAGGGCCGCGAACACCGCCCTCCTTCGGATCAGATGTCAAACATACGGGACACTCGGGGACGTCTGTATCCACCACTCGCTCTAAAATGGGGTTTGAAGGAGTCGGATTTTCCACACAGTTTCCAAAACTAATCGCACACTCATTGCACACACCTCGGTTGAAATCAAGAAAGAATTGCGGGGCGGAATTGCCGCAAAAAAAGATATTGGGACATTCCTGGGTGACGCATTCGTGCGTACAAATCAAGTTGCGGACGCTCAAACAGTACCCATTTCCATCGCATTCCATACGTTTATTTTTGGACGAAATGATATTTTTTCCGTATCCGTCGTGTCACCGTGTGTCGTGGACTGTAGTGTACAATTTGATTCCCATTGCGACAAATCATCACCGAGCCATCAGCGAGTAGAAAGACCTGCGTAGACGCGTCCTGCGTGATTACGTAGCGTACAGGATCGATTGTGTCCGTACGTGATTTACTATTTCCCATTCGTTTTTGAAAAATGATTCTTCCGAGGGACATTTTTCAAAATCGGTGCGCGCGGCGGTGTCCGTGGCGGCGTCCGTGGCGGCGTCCGTGGCGGGTTAGACCGTGTGACCTAGATATTCATAGAATCGTGCCAAACGGGTTTGTCGAATCAATCCCAGGCTTTTGTCGGCTTTCATGTTTAGATAGATTTGTTCGAGTAGATCCATGGCGATATCCGGTTTGTTGAGTAGCTTGTTCATGAGAGGATCCGTGTCTAGGACTTGAGCTTGTTCGGGTGAAATCTTGAAGACGCTCTGACACGATCCATACTGGCCATTGCATGCTCCCATACACTTTTCTTCTGGAACAGGTCCACTGGCGCATGACACCTTGGTCTCGTAGCAGATCATGGGTGAGTTGGGGACCGTGGGATCGAATAATTCACACTTTACATTACAATCCTTGGTTTCACTGCGATATTTCTTAAACGCCGCGTCTCGAATCAGCTGCTGACCATACGGCAAACAGGGTGGTGCCGGAGCGTCCACGTAAATTGTCGACAGCGGTCCAGCTTCATTTGGGTAACGCGTCTCTTGATCCTTGGAAACAGCCTCACACAATTCGTCCCACGCGTTGGCACATCGCGATGCGAAAAATTCCGAGCAGTGTTTATTGTACCGCCCGAAAATTCGTCCTTGGGCTCCATGCAAGAATTGCGAGTCCATGGCATCCAGTGTGCAATAGTACAGTGGATTGCGGGAATACTCGTTGTCGATATTCGGAGCGAAATCTGCAATTTGACGATACATTTTATTCCTTTGAGGAATTTTTTCTTTTTTTTATGTTAGACCGAGGGTACACCCACTGGGAGATCACCCACCAATTGCGACGCAACCCTATTCCAAGCACCTTGGGCATCACTCTACGCTTTTATCACTGACATAGATTTATTTTTCCATTTCCACACCCCAACGAACCATTCATAACCCCTTGTAAAAACTTTGATTCTTCGGTCTCTAAAGGAGGCGGAAGACCCGCATTGGGATTAGGCATGGTGATTGGCAATTCATCCTGTTGGGGAGCGCACGTATTGGATTGGTAGCGATGATAACCGCATGGATACGCACACTGGGATTTGTGTTTGGCGTACTCATTTTTCGTATTGGGCGAATATTTCTCTGCGTACTCTTCGGCGTATCCTTCCACTGGATAATACAAAAGCCAGGCAACATACCCTGCGCATAAAATGAAAATACCCAACAACAAAAAGTCGAAAATTGACCAGTTCTTCATCTGTTTCGTTTTATCTGGCACCAAGAAAATGTTTACAGAAAATGCCCTGTGTGAACAACTGATCCAGCTCCGGGGGTATACTCCGCTCGACCTGGACAAAGGACTGGTGACGCACCGAGGACAAAAGATTCAATTCTATATCTGTGGTACACAAAAACTGGATATGGCATATTTCTACAAGGCGTACGAACAGATGATTCCCGAAGTCACCCATCTGATCTTTATCTACAATCACGCAACCATTCAGATCAAGAAACTCAAAATGTACAAGGACATTTTGAGAATTGAATTTTTTAGCGTCCACGAATTGCGTCGACTCCTCGTAGGTAATCGATTGATCCCTCCGCATCGTGCCGTTACTGATCCGACTCTCGAAGCACGAATCTTCCGTCAATTCGGAAAGGAAAACCTACCCCAATTGTTGTACACTGATCCTATTGCGCGCCTATACGATTTCGAGTTGGATTCGTTGATCGAGATCCATCGCCCTGATGTGGTCTACTATCGTTTGGTCGTCGCCGATGAATAAATCTTCAGAGGTAGTAAATAAAAACGATGTACTTTATTGGCACCATCATCATCTTAGGAATGGGTATCTGGTACGTGAAGAATCAGTATGCATTGTATCAACGAAACGCAATAGATCTACAAGCCCCTGTATCCAAAGAGCCGTTGTTTGTCGAGGACTTACGGAAACAAATTATCGCCGACACTCTCTCGACACTGGTGATCGGGGGAGTTTGTGCCTATTTCATCAGTTGGGTTCTAAAGCAAGCTGTACCACAATTTCCCGAGTTACAAGAACCCGGATTTCTACCTCGTTCCTATCGACATCGTATGATTTACGGCGACGCGGAATAAAACTCTATTGGTACACATTGCTGACACCGTAGACACCGTCTTCCGCATTTCGAAGCGGGA